GTTCTAATTTGAGAGCCGCTAGCCAGACTTGAACTGGCGACCTACGCGTTACGAAGTCCCATGCAACAGCTCTATTATTATACTGATTACTAATTTATTAAGCACTCTTTTCTAACCCTTTCAAAAAACAATCTACTATACAATTGCTGTTTTTAAGGTAGAATTGAAATGTTAATAATAGGTTTTATATTATAGGTTTAGATCCACTACTAACCTTAGGGGTTGGATCATATACCGCTTCCTCTCTCCTTTTTTCATCCTCATTCTTGAGATACTTGTTTCTCATTTCTCTAATATCATTCGTCATTCCCCATATCTTGAAGAAGAGGATGATTTGCAGTACTCCGAATATTAGAAGTACGATGGTTAAAAAGTCAATCATAATCTTAAATCTCCCCTTTTAATGCTTTGGATAAACTGTCCGATGCAGCTTGTTCTGTGGCTGACGTGTTTGTGTCTATATCTTCTTTTGTATTATCAGATTTAATAGCTTCATTGATAATTTCAATTAATCGAGAATTGTTTTTATTATCCATATCTTCGATGTGTAATATTGTCTCTATCTTCTTATCAAATACATATAAATAATTCCCTAAATCAAAATTTCCTCCTTTGGTTTTGCATCTGAATTTATGTGTCGCTTTCCATCCAATAAAGGAGTGTCCTATTTCATTATTTCTTTTCTTGATACTTTCGTATATATTTTCTGTTCTCTTTAATGCATTATCTATTTTTTCAATATAGTCATTTACTTTTTTCTTAGCTTCATTAAATTTGTAAACCCCAAGTGAAGAATAGCTATCTGACCATATTTCCATAGTACTTTTGGCACTTTCATACTCCATCTTAGCATCATCTAATTCATTGAACATTTCACTAACCTCATTTGCATATAATAAAGCTAATGTATCTGTGTATATGGAAGTGAAAGCACTATCAATTTTCGTTTCAATCGGCTCATAACTTTCAAAATCATAAAGCGTTTTGAACATCTCCTGTTTGATAACCTCTGCTACTTTTTCTTCCCGTGATTTGCACCCTGCCATTATCAATGCAAATATCATTAAAAACAAAATCTTTCTCATTATATTTCAACTTTACTGTATTTTTATTTATAATAATGTATCACTTACAATGTGTTGTTTTACTATCCAAAGACTTCTGACTTGCTCTATTTCTATATCGAAATCATCAAATTCTTCTGTATTAATAGAATGCGCGATCCAATATTTATGAGACAATGATTGTTCCTTGTATCTGCGCAGCACTTTGATATGTCCATGATACTCTCCAGTTTCTTTATCTTCTACAACAATTCCGAATATATTTCCAAATGGAATCATATTGGGATTTTCATGAGGAAGTGTATATTTTTTTAAGGCAACCCAACATCCGGAAGGAAGAGTTGGAGACATAGAACGTCCAACTACTTGAGCAACGCCCTCACAGTCTTTACAATCAGGCAAATACCAATATCGAGTAATATCTTCGGTTACATTAATGAGTTGGGTTTGTCCAGCGGCAAATTTAAAACTCACCTGCGGAAGAAGATGGAATCCTTTCTTTTTTGCATCGTGATATTCTTCCTCTGACGTAATTGATATACCAGAAGCTATTGGAATATTAGGAATTTCCTCATTGGGCTTTTTTAGGGGGCCTCCTCGCCCTGTTATAATATAATCAACATTTGCATTTTCATACTCCTCACATATAGCTGCAATTTTATCAATGGATGCATTTTGTATTCCATTTACAATTTTCGATTTCAATGTTTTGTCTATTTTGAACTTATCTTTAAGTTCCTGATTGCTGATTTGCAACTCTTCAATAACTTCCACAAAACGTTTAGAACGTAATTTATCCTTTTCTTCCATAATGGTGAAATTTTATTTGAAAGTTGATAAAATATCTACTATATTTGTATCGAAATCAAGTTGCGGATGATTTCGACTAATTTGTTTAACTGTTCCCGTAAGGGACTATATAGGCGACTTAAACTTCAAACCGCAACTTTGGAGTTGGTCGCTTTACTTTTATTACTATGAATATATATGTTTTAGCGTTAATATCTATGGCTATTGCCTTGTTGATTTTTCTTCTTATTCTTTTGCTCGTTAAATCTTACTTCATTTTTGTTGACAAGCATATTAATAGAAAGATTGTTAACGCCATTTATATACTCATTACTTTTGCTATATTATATTCATTCGTACTACTTGCTGTTTATGCAGATTCAACAAAGACATAAAGCCTGTATTATGTTCCGGTCAACATCGTAGTCGTCATCCCAAAATAGTTGAATAACAGGCTTAATGTCATGAAATTCCATTAGACATAAATCAAGGTAAAACCTATCATTCCTATTCAATATAGGATAAGGTAGTATGGATTCATTCATGATTTTTATCCTTCCTTCTTCCGGTGTCAAACCCGGTGACAAAAGTCTAACATTTCTTGCGGGAGCAACCCCTTCATTTTGAATCATTATTTTCCATTCACCGTTGATACAAAACACTTCCGCTCTCAATGAAGCCTTTTTACTTTCGATTTCTTTCCGTGCGTATTCTTTGAGCTGGAAATCGTTTATCTTCTGTTCCTGTTCCTTTAGTCTTTTATCATACCGGTAGAACATGAATCCAGTGAATATGGCAGAGATGAATGCCACACCTGCGCTTATCCCCGCTATTATGTTCGATAAATCATCCATACTCATATAATAAGGTATAAATCGTCCAAATAGTTAAATAATGCTTACCAGTAGATAAATTATCAACTATTTATTTGAGGTTGATAATTTATCTACTATATTTGCATCATCAAACAGTGATAACCTAATCACTTTTGCAAAGATAGCAAAAAGGTTGATATAAATAAATAGTATAAACATATTAAAATACACGATTATGAGCACGAATTTTAAAAATCAAATGAAAGAGGTCATGAACTTAGCATGGTCTTTTGTAAAGAGAAACGGTTTTTCAATGAGCGAAGCGCTGAAATGCGCATGGGCAAATATGAAGTTGAAAGCTCAAATGAAAAGCAAGATTGTGAAGTTCTATTTTCAGAAAGTAGATGGCACAATGAGAGAAGCTTACGGCACGCTTTGCGAAAAACACATGCCGGCAGTGACCGGTACTGACAAAAGAGCAAAGAACGATACGGTTCAAACCTATTTCGATACAGAACGCGGTGAGTTCAGATGTTTCAAGAAAGCTAACCTTTTAAAAATTGCATGATTATGACACGTTGCGAGATTGAACAAGGCTTGAATGCCTTATACAGAGACCTGGACCATGTTCAGAATATGGATGAAGAAACAGCCCGCAGAGTTTACAATGTAGATTGCAAGGCCGACATCATAGAAGTTATCGAAGAAGAAATTGATATCTATGAAGCTATCCTTTCAGGGCCGGACACAGACGAAGATAACGACATGGATTATGATGCCCTCTGCCTGATTCAAGGTTTAAGCAGATACGCATAATACACAATTATACAATGCCCGTCCGGTCTCGATACCGGGTACAATCCGTAGAAGGTATGGCGGGCGCAATATATAACGGATTTTTCGTCCGTGCGCATAATGGCAAGCCTTCGGGCACATAGCAGACAGCGAAGTTAATCGGCTACAGGCAGTAACCACCGACACGCTCACAAGGTTCTAAACGAAAGATCCAGGTTGTAAGTATGACTTTTAAATTTTCTTTCAGTAGAAATTCAACGATATATTGCCCGTCCGGTCTCGATACCGGGTACAATCCGTAGAAGGTATGGCGGGTGCAAATTTTAATTTATACGATTATGGCATTTATTGGTTTTTTAATGTTTGTTGGAAGCGCATTTATAGCGTTGCTTTTCAATGTTGAGTATGATGATGAAAATTCCGTTACGATAAGAAACATATCTATAGCTATTGCAACGGCTGGGCTTATAATGTTTATTGTTGGGGTTATTAAATTAAATAGGATGCCTCTATATGAATACAGAATTAACGCCCATTACATTGATGGTTACACACGAACATTAATATTTGAAAGCAAAAACGACCCTAAAATCGAAGCGTATAAAGGTACTTATTGGCTCGAATATGCGGGATATAACGAACTTGGAGTAGTAAGGTTTGAAATAATAAATAAAATAGAGAAAAAAGATGATTAAAAGAATAGTTCAGTATATTAAAAGGCGTAACGATATAAGGTTGCGTAAATGGTGTGTAAGATTGGCGGAAAAGACAAACACACATTATGATTGTGTATATTATACCGCCAACCAAATCTATAAATGGATTAAAGGGCTTCCTGAATCTTAGTTTTTATTTCTTCGTATGTTTCACTCGTTTCTATGAAATGAGAGCCATTTGAAGATGGTGAAGTAAGGATAATTTGCACCTTGCCGCTATTTAATGCACTCAAAAAACTAATAGTGTTTACATTAACTAATGTTACACCTCCATTTTTAAGATTTACTTCAATAAACTGTTTCATATTTCTTAATTTTTAGTTAGACACCTCAAAGTTAAGAAAATCCCCTGATTATAACGTGATGTTGCCAATCGAATTGGTTCAGGGGAACAAACTTTCAAATTTTACAATTATGAAAATAATCCAGTTGATTTTATCCATATTTTTAGCCTTATGCGCTATAATTATGTTTTATGGGGCAATCACAACCTACAGCCCAATAAAAACGATCTCTATTATTATAATGGGTATTATATGTGTTGGTTGTTTTGCTTTTGTTAGAATCACCTACACAGAATTACGTAAATAAACTTTAAAACACCTCATAACAAATAAGAAATGAATAAAATTAAAAAAGAATATTTGGTCAATGTAGATATGCGTTGGTCGATAGACTACGAAGTAAAAGCCTGTTCAGAGACAGAAGCAAAACGCCTCGCATGGGAGAAATTCAAAAAGAATCTTCCTAAGAAATGTTTCGAGATCTTGGCAGATAAAAAATAATCTTCAATATAAATTAGATAAAATGAACTATGAGGTAGAAGAGGTGCATATAAGTACAATTCAAGCCGGAGACACTATTTTACATACAGACGGACTGATAAGAACAGTTGACAATGTGAATATCCGACACAACTCCTTTATGGGCATTACTCTTTTTGGTGATTCTTATCACCTAGGAAATACTCTTGTAAAACGTTTAAGAATAATAACCGTTAAATAAGATAGATATGAATGAAGCATTAGAACTGCAAATTAAGCGGTTAGAGTTTTGCCGTGACTGTATCGTACTTGATTACGATGCCGGGAGAGAAGAATACAATCGCCTTGAAAGGATAATTGAAGAATTGAAACACCTAAAATCCAAACAGAAATCCGCAAAAAGGTAGACCGACAATCCGGCATAAGGTTCCTGCAATAAACCAGTACTGTGAGTAAGGGAAACCAGCCGGGCGGATTCTGAAAAATATAGTAGTTTTTGTCGTGTTTTATTTTGTGTTTGTACTAGGCGTGCCGTCTGTGAAGATAGTGCACCTTTCTTATATGGGTGGTTAGCTTATCGGTTAGAGCTTTGTGCTGCGCAGCCAATTATCACAATTGAGAGGGGTTCGATTCCTCTATCACCCGCCAATCATTAATTTAATTTTTAATCTTATGGCAACAATCAGAGAAACGATTTTAAAAGTAAAACCGGGCAAACAGAAGATTATCCCGCTATCAGAAGTTGATGTTACAGGCTACAGACAACAAGCCCATGTAATTAGCAAAGAATTGAGAGATAAAGGTGTTGTTGTTCCAGGCGGCAAGCCGGCATACACAATCTCTAAAAACAAGTACACCGGATCAATGTATATTATAAATAATATGCAGAAATAGTATCTAAACTTACACGATTATGGATAGAGTATTTACAGAGCTATCTGATAGAGAAAATGAAATTGCTCAATTGTATGGTGGCGGGTTAGAGGTAAAGGAGGTCGCTAATCTTCTTTTTCGTTCCTCTGCCACTATTAGAAATCACATGCAGAGCATATATGAAAAGCTACAGGTAAGAAACAGAAGTGAGTTATCCATTAAAATGATGGAAAGACTTAATCGTGTTAAGTTCACCTTAGACTTATCACCAATAGTTAGGGCTTCTGTTTCCTGTTTTCTATTATGTGTATTCTCACTATCGCTTTACCACGAACAAAGCGAGATGAGAAGAGGAAGAGAAGCAAAGGTTGAACGAATTGAAAGAATAAGGAGGCCAGAATGAATGCAGAAGCAAAACTAAATACTCTCTATCGAATAGGTAGCAGAGTTTCTCTCAATAAAGAGCAGGCAAAAGAGTTTGTAGGCGGTCGCTATAGACTTGAAAAGCTGATAGCGGAGAAGAAAATACGGGCAGAAAAGACCGGAACCACAAAAATGTCTCCATACGCTATCAATGCCTGTGATGTGCTTCTTTATGCCGTTGATTCTAAAGAGCAAAGAATATAATTAACCCTTTAAATTTTACGATTATGAGTCTTATCAAAAAAAGTAATGAATTAGTAATCCCTACCACAGTAAAGATGATGATTTACGGTCAAGCTGGTATGGGAAAATCAACAGTGGCATTGAGCGCACCGAAACCGTTATTATTGGACTTTGACAACGGAGTCAAGCGTATGAATATGGCGCATCTGGAAAACATAGATACCGTACAGGTCACTTCATGGAATGATGTGCAACAGGTTTTGCAAGAAGATTTATCGGCTTATCAGACAATCGTAGTTGATACCATTGGTAAGATGATGGATTTCATCATTACTTATAAATGTGGCAGCCGCCAACCATCCATCAGGGATTGGAGCGGTATTAATGCAGAGTTTTCATGGATGACAAGAACGCTCTCAAGCTTGAATAAACACATCATTTTCGTTGCCCATCGGGACACACGGAAAGAGGGTGATGATACGGTGTTCATTCCTGCTTTACGTGAAAAATCCTACAACTCCATCGTTACCGAACTGGATTTGCTCGGCTATCTTGAAATGAAAAGTGAAAGAGGCGTTCAAAGACGCACTATAACTTTTGACCCGACTTCAAGAAATGACGGTAAGAATACCTGCAATCTTCCTTCAGTAATGGAGGTTCCTACCATCCTTGACAAGAATGGCAATCCGACTGCCAAAAACGACTTTATCACTACCAAGATAATCAATTCGTATTTGGGTATGCTTGCAGCCAAAAAAGCGGCACAGGAAAAGTATGATAAAGTTATTGAAGAAATAAAAGAACAGATCGAACTTATTACGGATGCGGAATCTGCCAATAATTTTATCGCGCAAATAGATAATTTTGAGCACGTTGGTTCTTCAAAGCAAATGGCGGCAAAGTTGGTAGCCAACAAAGCGAAGTCTTTGAATCTGAAACTTAATTCAGAAAAGAAATATGAACCAGCAGCCTAAATATCGTATTTACGCAACGCTTCTTGATGCCTTTGGGGAATATCTGAATAGTGATGTGATTTGGGATAAATATTGGGGGTGGTCAGAAAATCCGCCCCATACTCCCGAAGAATTTCACGAACAACAGTTTCAAGAACTGATAGACCGGATTAACCGCAAGCCATTCGATAGCGAAGCGGCAGACAAGGGAACAGCCTTTAATGAATTAGTGGATGCTCTGATTGAAAAGAGAAAGCCTAATGATATGGATGTAGAAAGGAATGCAGAAAACACTTGCTACACGGTAATTTACAAGAATCGTACATTTACTTTCCCTATTTCTCTTTGTTGTGAATTTGCAGACTATTTCAAAGGCGCATTAACACAGCAGAGAGTAGAAGCAATCCTACCGACCGCATACGGCAATGTTTTGGTTTATGGGGTAATTGACGAACTGATGCCTACCAGCGTTCACGACATCAAAACAACCGGCAGTTACACTGTAGGGAAATTCAAAGACCACCATCAACATTTGATTTATCCTTACGCTTTGATGCAGAACGGTTCGGATGTACGGACATTTGAGTACAACATTGTAGAGTTCAACAAAGGCGGTTATGTGGTAGATACCTATACAGAAACATACGTTTTCAATCCTGAACGTGATATTCCTATTCTTACTAATCATTGTGAGGAGTTTATCCGGTTCTTGGAAGAGAACAGGGAACTTATAACCGATAAAAAGATTTTTGGAGGAGAAAATTAATGGCAAATCAAATAACTGGAAGAATTATCGAAATCGGACAAACCGTTCAAATCCCATCCAAAAACGGTGGTTCCTCATTTACGAAACGGGAGTTTATTTTAGACGCTACCACTTATGATCCTTATACGGGAGAGCGTAGCGAGTATGAAAACATTATTCCCTTAGAGTTTTCGGGTGACAAGTGTACAGAACTTGACCGCTTTAATCGGGGTGATGTTGTTACTGTATTATTTGTCTTACAGGGACGTTCTTGGACGAATCAGGATGGAGAGCTTAAACGTATGGCGTCTATTCGATGCTATAAAATAGAAGGGCGTGGGGGTGTATCACAATCCCCACAAACAGCACCAACACAACCACCACAGCCGACTTATCATCAACCGCAGGATTTTCCGCCTCCGGTTGATGCGAATGGTAATGCAAAGGATGATTTGCCTTTTTAGCGTATGATTTTCGATTTGAAGAATGAATATCAAATACCCAAGTTCAAAGAGTATGTAAACAAGCTGTTTAGTGAACGTGCGGTGGTGGAAGTGAAAAAGAAACTTCCTAACCGCACGCTTGCCCAAAACAGCTACTTACATCTTCTTTTAGGATATTTCGGTAGTGAGTACGGTTGTAGCCTTGACGAAGCCAAAATTGACTTCTATAAGAGAACTTGCAACCGTGATTTGTTTGAACGCAAAACGATCAACAAGAAAGGTGAAGAAGTAACTTATTTACGCAGTTCGGCAGAACTGACAACAGGGGAAATGACTTTATCTATTGAGCGTTTTCGTAATTGGAGCACGGCACAGGCAGATATTTATCTACCGGCTGCTAATGAACATCAAATGTTGGTATATGCCCAGCAAGAAATTGAACGTAACAAAGAATTTATTTAATCATTTTATTTTATGGACAAATTTTTAGGTCAAGAAATCCCCGAAAAGGATAGATGGCAGTTCTTACAGGACAATGCCGATGCAGTGGAAGAGATTGGCTATACTCATCGCTTTACACCGGATGAATTAGCGCAAAAGAAAGAATCTCTTGCTGAAACCTCAATTCAAATTAATGATATTGAGATAGAGAAAAAAGAAGCAATGGAAGCATTTAAGGCAGAGTTAAAGCCTTTGAATGAAAGGAAACAGGAACTTCTTGAAAATATAAAGAAAGGCTCTGAATATGTTGAAAATGAAGAGTGTGTAAAAATTCTCTATCATGAAGAAAAGATGGCCGGGTATTACAACAAACTTGGTGAGCTGGTTTATTCCCGTCCTATCATGCCGCAGGAAATGCAAAGAACTATTTTTAATATTAACCGTAAAACAGGAACAGAATCATGAGCGAAAACAAATTAAACGTGGTTGTACCGAAAGATTATAATGGTACGCCTATTGAAGTAGTATTGAGAGAGGGAACAGCCCCCGAACAACTGGAGATAAAAGAGCCGGAAAGGGTTATGATAGACGGGACGATTGATGCGCCTTACAGATGGTTAGAGAAACGTATTGATTTAATCAACCAAAAGTCGTCCAATATTATCGTGAATCGTGACAAGATGGGGATGATTTTAACGATTAACGAAACAAATTATTACCAAGATGTCATCACCGGAGTACTTCAGCCGTCCAAAGAGATGGTAGAGTTCGGCATTAATACCGATAAGAAATGGGAACCTATCAAATTATCGCAGTTTTTGAAGATGCACCGAGCTTTCTTTACTGACAAGTCGCAAAACATGATGCTTGTTTCTACTTTGAAAAACTTCAAAGCAAAGGTAAACCAAGACATCGAACGCAGTAAGGAGGAAAATGGTAGTAAGGTGGATAACTACTCACAGGTGGTTGATTCCAACCTTCCAAAATCTTTCAAACTAAACATCCCTCTTTTCAAAGGTTTTGCCTGTGAAGAGATAGAAATCGAAATTTACGCTGATGTGGACGGTCGGGATGTTTCTTTATCTCTTGTGTCTGCCGGTGCGAATGAGGCCATCGAGGAATACAAAAATAAAGTCATTGATGAACAGTTGGATGCTATCAGACAAATTGCACCGGACATCGTAATCATCGAAGTATAACTTTGTTAACCTGCCTGCCTGTCTGTGAAGATTGGCGGGCGAACATGGTGGTATGGCGAAATAGGTAGACGCTGACAACTCTTAGTAGACTTGGTTACGATGTTATGAAAACTGGGCATCATTGTAAAACGAACCAATCCAGTGTTACACGGAAGATGTAGAAGATTGCCAAGCATTGCAGGTTCGAATCCTGCTGCCACCACAAACTAAAATTATAAACAATGCCGTATTACATTAAACGAACCAAAGCTAAGAAAAAAGACAAGCCTTTACCTCTGTTTGATAAAGCAGGGGTAACAGTAAAGAAAAAGCCGGATTTGAAAGCTAAACTCGACAAGGAGTTTTCCCTTTTCATCCGGCTTCGTGATTGTATGCCGAACGGATATTTTCGCTGTATCAGTTGCGGACAGATAAAGCCGTTTACACAAGCAGACTGCGGGCACTATTTCAGTCGTACACATTTGGCAACACGGTTTGATGAGAATAATTGCCATGCCGAATGCCGGCACTGCAACAGGTTCAAAGCCGATCATTTGGAAGGCTATCGGGTGAATCTGATAGCCAAAATCGGGCAACAGAAATTTGACTTGCTGAAAGTGAAAGCTGATGGTACTTCCAAAATGACTGATTTTGAGTACGAACAGCTAATCAAGTATTACAAAGCACTTAATAAGAAGTTACGAAAGGAGAAAGGGTTATGAATGATTTGGAAGCAGGAACATTTGTCATGATGGTCAAGAATAATGATGGTTCATTCTCTCCGGTTGGATTAAGTAAGAAACAGGCTTATATAATCCGGACATTTCTTTCCAAACTTAGTGAGGATTCCCCTTTTATCATTAAATCAGAAGATAGATATGTACAAACTACGTGATTACCAACAGAAAGCCTCTGATGCTGCCGTTTCTTTCTTCAATAACAGGGCGAAGAAGACGAATGCTATCATGGTTCTGCCTACGGGGAGTGGAAAGAGCCTTATCATAGCGGATATAGCCGCAAGGCTTGACGGTCATACATTGGTTTTTCAGCCCTCAAAAGAAATTTTAGAGCAAAACTTCAAAAAACTCTGCTCATACGGCATTCTTGATTGCAGTATCTATTCAGCATCCTTTAACTCAAAGGAGATAAGCCGGATAACATTTGCCACCATCGGCAGTGTGAAGAATCATCCTGAACTGTTCACCCACTTCAAGAACATCATCGTGGACGAATGTCACCTTGTTAACCCTAAAGAGGGAATGTACAAGGATTTCTTCGATGCGGTGAAGTGTAAGGTTCTTGGACTGACAGCTACACCGTATCGTTTAAGTTCCAGCCGTGACTTTGGTTCTATGCTGAAATTTATCACTCGGACAAAACCTCATGTCTTTTCAGAGGTCATTTACCATGTACAGGTATCAACCCTATTAGATATGGGCTACTTGGCGAAGCTAAACTATTATCCGATGAATCCTTCAGGATGGAATGAACTTAACCTGAAAGTAAATACCACCGGTGCAGACTATACGGATAAATCAGTTCAACGAGAATATGAACGGATAGACTTCTACGGTTATCTCGTTCATATCGTCCAAAGACTGATGAATCCCAAAGCAGGTGGTAAGAGAAAAGGCATTTTAGTATTTACTCGGTTCTTGAAAGAAGCAGAGCGGTTGACCTATTCAATACCTGGTTGCGCTATTGTATCCGGTGATACTCCAAAAACAACTCGTGAAATGATTCTCCAACATTTCAAAACTGGGGAAATACCAGTAGTGGCGAATGTCGGGGTATTGACTACGGGTTTTGATTATCCAGAACTTGACACTGTTGTTATGGCACGTCCTACGATGTCACTTGCTATGTGGTATCAGATAGTCGGTCGGGCTATTCGCCCCCACCCTTCCAAAGAATGTGGCTGGATTGTAGATTTATGCGGTAACATCAAACGTTTTGGCGAAGTCTCTGATTTACGGTTGTTTGATAGCGGTAATGGTAAATGGGTAGTTTGCTCTAAAGGAAGACAATTAACAAACGTGAGATTCTAACTATGGACGAAGGATTTTTGAGGCTAAGCCGCAGGTTTTTCTCGAATGAAATGTGGAAGGTAGCCCGTGAGTTTTCGGAGTGCGAAGCGTGGCTTGACTTGATTCAGTCAGCACGATTTGAGGCAACCGACAAGGCGTACAGCGAACTCATCGGAGGTCGGGAAATCTCTTATTCAAGAGGTCAATATCCAGCATCTATATCGTTTTTGATGAAGCGTTGGCAATGGTCTGAAAAGAAAGTGCGCTATTTTCTTGCCAAACTGAAAAAGAGAGGCATGATAACGACTTGTAACAAACAAGGCATGACTGTGATAACTTTATGCAAGTATGATGAATACAACCCCTACAAGGGCATACCCAAGGGCATAGACAAGGACATAGACAAGGACATAGATAACAATAAAGAAATCAGAGAGTTAAATAATGCTTTGGGCGAATTAAGGGCGGAGTTAAGGGCAGTTGTTGAAAAAATGGGGCAAGCTAAGGGCGATAATAAGAAGAAAGATGAAGAAGATAATACTAAAGAATCTCCTTACGGAGATAAGAAAAACGCGGCTAAAGCCGCTACTCTCTCTCGAAAAGAATCTTTTTATCAATCTCTTGTACCTTTTGTCGGTAAGTATCAAAAGGAAATGATTCGCTCCTTCTTTGATTATTGGTCTGAACTGAACAAATCAGAAACTAAAATGCGCTATGAACTTGAAAAGACCTGGGAACTTCCTAAAAGGTTGGCAACATGGGCAAATCGGGAAAAAATACCGGCCAAGCCAACTACTGATATTGGTGTGGTTCTCAAAGATAACTCTCCTGACAAATACGATTCGCCACAGGAAAGAAAATGGGAGGAAAGATGGAACAAATAGACTTTAAAAAAACAATCGACAATCTTAGGAAGACTGGATTTAACCCTGTTCCCAATCTTGTGAACATAGCGATACCAGATGCAAAGAATATCCTTTGGCAAGGGTTGAACTATTTCACGGGAAATGCCGAATGGCTACCGGAATACGATGAAATAGCCACATGGCTTTCTGGGAATAACGGGCGTGGACTTTTATGCCATGGCAATTGTGGACGAGGGAAATCACTTATATGCTGGAAGATTATCCCTTTGCTTCTCAATCACTATTGCCGGAAGATTGTAGCATGTTATGATGCACAACAGATGAATGCTGATATAGACGCTGTGAAGGCAAAGCATATCATCTATATTGATGATGTCGGCACAGAGAATCTTAGCGTGAAATTCGGAGAAAAAAGACTTGCCTTCTGTGAAATTGTTGATGAAGCGGAAAAGCGAGGAAAACTCTTGATATTGACCACTAATCTATCACTTGATGAAATCTCCCAAAAGTATGGGGAACGTACTATGGATAGATTGGTTTCCATTACTACACGAGTGAAATTCATAGGAAAAAGTTTAAGAAAATGAATGTTACAATATGCTGGACTACCAAAGAATGGAAAGTCATAGAAAAGATACGAAAGAAATTCGGCATATCATCTTATATGAGTGTCAACAGAGAAACACCTTGTAATATCAAGGAAGAAGATATGGAACTCCTTAGAGAGACAGAAAAACGTGGATTTATCCAAATAAGAAATAAATAAAATCATGTTAGTAGGAACAACAAATCTTAATACGACTCTCAACTTAACCTATGTGTTGACAGATGTCGTAGAAACCCTTCTCTATGATTTGAGAAGCGAAATGGGAAAGCAAGGCTATGAATTACGCCACGATGCGAAACGCAATTTCAACACAGCAATAGCCGCGATCCGGAAATTGAAACAAGATGTGGATAAAACACAGTTCTCCACACAGGAAAACTTCGGAAACGACTCCGATTGTCTTCTGGCTTTCATCCGGCTGTTGGTAGACCGCTGCGGTGACGATGACAAAAAGATGTTCGCATTTTATAATTACATCAAACGTCACCCTTCACAACTTGGACTCGATCTATCAGATGAAAAAAGTACGTTTGCTCATATTTTCGAAAGTAACGAGAAGCTGGATTAGTTATGAGAATACTCCTAAACATCCTCCTTCTCCTAGGAGTGAACATCTTATTTTACCTGGTGGTGTATGCGATAGCGGACCACTTGATGGATACAATTAATTAAAATATTTTCAATGAATACAACCTTTGAGAAATCGGTTAATACCACCGATGAATGGTACACGCCAAAAGAAATTATAGACGCATTGGGAAAGTTCGATTTAGATCCATGCGCTCCGGTTAACCCACTTTGGCAAACAGCAGAAATCATGTACAACAAGAACCATGACGGATTAACTAAAGATTGGGTAGGTCGTGTTTGGCTAAATCCTCCTTATTCCCGTCCGCTTATTGAACAGTTCGTTAAACGTCTGGCAGAGCATGGAAACGGAATCGCATTACTTTTCAATCGTTGCGATTCAAAGATGTTCCAAGATGTCATCTTTGAAAAAGCAACAGCTATGAAATTTCTACGGAACCGGATTCGCTTCTTTCGACCGGATGGGACTCGTGGGGACTCGCCCGGGTGCGGCAGTATCCTAATAGCTTTCGGTGAAGATAATGCCGATATATTAAGAACTTGCGATATCGCAGGTAAGTATGTACGAATCAATTAGAGTAAAACCTTGCAAGTTCTTGAAGAATTATCAAGGATTTGCGTAAAACAGAGTAGTATGAAACAGAAATTAGAAGCAGCAGCAAGAGAAAATATCTTGTTTAATCACAGAACTGTTGATAGAACTTTGTCGGGCAAATATCTAGCACAATTTGGAGAAATGAATTTCATTCAAGGTGCAGAATGGCATGCAAAGCAATCCCCGTGGATAAGTGTAGAAGATAGGTTGCCGAAAGAAAGCGGATGGGTATTTGTGGCAGGCGGTCGCAATCCATATCGTGCTTTATTCTATTGTGCAGGACTATTTTATTCAGATGTAACATTGGGTACTTTTGATAGCGGAGTCACACATTGGATGCCAATACCATCTTTCGATGAAATACTGGAAGCCAACAGAGATGTACTAGAACGGATTAAAGAGAAAGGAGACTAATATGTATGTAGCAAGAGACAAAGACGGGGATTTATGCCTTTATAAGAAGCAACCCGTGAAGTATTCGGAAAGTTGGCAATTATGTAGTGACAATCCCCATGATTTCTATAAGCTAGACTCTTCTTTATTCCCCGAAGTAAAATGGGAAGATGAAGAGCCGACAGAAGTTGAATTGGTAAAGAAGGAGGAATAAAATGAATCGTACAATAAAATTCAGAGGAAAAAACTTATATAATAACGAATGGATATTTAGTGACTTGATTCAGTACGAAAGTGGTGAAATGGCTATTTTTAGCAATAAACTTTCCCAATATGGATGCGAAGCTACTGAAATGTTTAATAGAAGTAAGGTCATTCCCGAAACCGTAGGTCAGTTCACCGGATTACTTGACAAGAACGGTAAGGAAATTTACGAAGGGGATATATTGTTAATGGGTGAAGATGAAGGCGTAAAAATCTATAATAAAGTAGGTGTAAAAGACGGATGTTTTGGATATATCGGAGAGTATAGTGGAGAATTATTGCCATTCTGTAACTATAATGTAATGGAAGAGATTGTAGGCAACATCTACGATAATCCTGAATTAATCAAGGAGGAATAATCATGAAGAAAATAATGTTCAATGATAAACTTGGCTTAACCCAAGCCGTATTGGAAGGTCGGAAGACTATGACGAGAAGGATTTGTAAATACGATAGACCTGATGAAAGTTGGGATATTGTATTTCCCGTTTTTGGATCTAAAGATTATGATAACGAAGGGAACCTAGTATCTCCTTTATTTGGTGCATTTGGGTGGAAAAATAAAGATGGAGATTTTACAGGATGGAATAATCCCCTTTACAAGGTTGGCGAAGTTGTTGCCATTGCACAAAGCTATAGGGATTTAGGCTATTCCCCAGACTCACTAGACAGGCATCCGAAAGATTTAAGCATTCGTGGCCTCATGAAGAATTCCGCAGGATGGAATAACAAGATGTTCGTTAAGTCATATGCTTGTAAACATCACATAAAGATAACCAATGTAAAAGTAGAACGCCTACAGGATATATCAGATGAAGATTGCTTGAAAGAAGGAATTATTCATGCGTATACTGATAATAATGGAATAAAGAGATATCATACCCCTCATACAAAAAGAGGATATTTATCAACAGATGTAGCTCAACAAGCTTTTTCGTTCTTGATAGATAAAGTTTCCGGCAAAGGCACATGGGAAAGTAATCCGTTTGTATTTGCTTACGAGTTTGTGTTAGTTGACTAAAGGAGGAATAGCCATACCAATAAGCGAAGTTGCAGAATTAATACTTAAAATCGCATTATTCATCCTAAATGCTACAACTGTTGCCATCATTGTAATTTTGATAGGCAAATGGCACAGACGCATGGAGGTCAAGCTGAATGACATCAAAAGTTATATTCAGCACGTAACGGATCGTAACGACATCGTATACATCAATCAGCTTGAAGAGATAAGAAGAATACTTATAAAAGCCGAACGTTACGAAGATGCAGCTAAGATAAGCAAGTGTATTGAAGATGAATACAGTAATCTTAAAAGAAAAATGGAAGACAGAGAACAAATGATTGATCCTTTAAAATAGAAAGGGAGAATCTGCCAGCACGACCAAGCATTGATTCTCCCAAATCTTACACGATTATGATGCAAATATACTATTTACTTTTTAAATAATCGTGTTATGAAGCTGGATTTTAATAAAATAATTCGTCTTAAAAAGATTCGTATCGAAAAATCAGAACTTTCAGAGGAAGAAAATATCTTAACTTCCCCGATTTTGAAAGATAAAAGCCTTATCCATGAAATCTACAAAATATTCGTTGAGGTACTGAATGAGAGGGGATGTCCACCGAATATTGACAGTGTGACCCAGCGGAAAAAATTTATCTTCATCATCTTGTACTTGTTTTCTCCAAGCTCGCTTGCCGGTGGAAAAATGACAGCCGGATTACGTGAAGAAATGTCAAGAGTATTGGGGGTTCAGTCCAAGAGTACAATTTCCGACAATTGTACTGATGTCGTGTTTCTGTACCAGAATTATGGGGATTTCAGTGGAGATATAGAATATCTTTACACCGAAATCGTAAATCGGTTAAAATTTAAAGGGCTAATCAATTAATATGCCGGAGCACTTAACTCCGGCTTTTTAATTTACTTTTTTGGTCTTCTTGGTCCAGTACCATTAACTTCGGTTATTTTACCTCCATTTCCGTGTGAAGGAATAGATTTTGGGGTACTCGGTTTTGGGGTACTCGGTTTTGGGGTGTTTGTTTTTGCCATAATATTATAATTTTGAAATTAAGAAAAATCCTATTTTATAAAAACCGATACACATAGTTATAACCTTAGCAGAAAATAAAATCCATGTAAGATAATTAATTCCTGTAGGCTCGTCAACCTCTATTTTGTCATCATTTTTATTCCTCTTTCGCTTTGTGGTATAATAAATAGCCCATGCTATAGATGAATACACATATTGTATCACATCAATAGCTAACGAAATCACTAGCCATACAGCTGGCTCATATAATTCACTTGGTATTATTGTTTCATTTCCAGTTTTGTTGAAAATCCATATAATACCAAATCCTGCGAAGCATAATTGGCGATTAATGTCACTTAGCTTTCCTGTTAAATCTTCATACGTTTTTCTTATCTCTGATAGCTTCAACATAAATTTATCCTTTCTTTTTACGTTCTAACTCCCCTTTTCTGATTATGCAAACAGCATTCTCATAGGGGGCTTCTGTTTTTTGCCAGTAGTTCAGAAGTGACTGTCGGGCAATTCCGAGTTCTTGACTTGAAAATACATCATAGATGGCAGCAGGTGAAGCAAAATACCTATGCTTACCAGTTGCTTTCATTTCTACGTGTATAACTCTTCTTTTATCTTCCTTTTCCATGATGCAAATATACTCATATAATTATTATACGTTACACAAAATAATATATTTATAATTTATTAACTACATAAATAGTATTATTTGTAACACAATATACTATCTTTGCATCATCAAAAACGAAGTAATAACAATTAAAATATAAAGATTATGGCAACAAAAATGAGTGATAAGGTAAAAGGTGAATTGATTACTAGAATCATGGTTGAAATGAAATCAGCCGCTTTATCGCAAAACCAGCCTTTTGATGAGGGTGTTTTCTTCGACCTCATATTTATGAGCGATAAAGAGTTACTGAAAGTTTCAAAACTTTGCGGTATTAAATAATAATAGCAATTAAAAGATATACGATTATGACAACAAAGAAGATCATAAAAGAAGTAAGTTACAAAGGTCACACAATAACAATGTTTGAAGATGGCTTTCATCAAGAATTTGTAATCATAGACAATGATGAAGCAAAGCTGTATGATAGCATTGCAGATGCAAAGAGAGTTATTAGAGGCGAGCAACCTTATTACGAAATAAACTAAGCTTAACCAGCAGGGCGAAAGCCCTGCGTAACACAGAAGATTATGAAAAGCAAAAATACTTGGTTTGTATACATACAAGAGATAGTTGGCAACAAAGAGTGTCTAATAGCATCAAATCTCACGCAGATTGAGGCGCAAGAATTATGCGATGAGTATCGCAGAACCCTTGAAAGAAACAGCCCGAATGAATATGCCTCTTATGGCGAGATTAATCATGACGCTTACATTGCGAAAAGATTGGGTTTGGTTTAATCCGGTAGCCTTCGGGCTACCACAATACACACGATTATGGCAACATCAGTAATTAAACAAAAAACAATAGAAAAGTTCATCATGTTAGAATTTGTACAAGGCAACTTAAATACAAAAGAGCAAGTAAGCTGTATGCTTATTCTGATCCAAAAGAAGTTGGATATGTCAGTAGAGCAAGCGAGTGACTTTATGAGAAATGCAATTGGTATTAACGCTTAAATATACGATTATGACAAAACAAGAACTTGAAAACAACATGACTAAGGTAGCAGGCATACCGGTTGAAATAACAGTCAGAGGCAAGCGCTCTTTTACTTTCTCTTTTGAGGGTAAGAATGAAACAGCAGCAAAGAAGATACAGCAATACTTTGCACCCGTATCGCTTGAATACGACTACGATGAAGAATGTGATCTGACTTGTTTATATATGAATCTTTAATAATACGATTATGACAAAAGAACAATGGATTCACCATAAAAACGTAATGTGTGAAATTAGCCTAAATTTTCATTTTGCTTGGCTCGCCAACCCTAGCCCGTTGAGATCAAGATTGTACAATAACCACTGTAAAATGTTTTTCTATTAGCATACACGATTATGAAAGTATACAACTCGAATAGCGTATTAATAGCAGAGGGGTACTTGGTACCCAATCCCAATTTCATCTCTAAAGGTGAATACAAAGAAACAGAACTGGACGAATATAAACGTAGTGTTGATTTTCTGATAACAAGTTGTGGCAACAAGTATGAAGTTATCTTCAACAAGCCTATTGTTCTCAAAGAAACACGCTCTATTAAGCGCATTGGCAGCAATGAATGCTACACATATCTTGTTACAGAAAAAGCCTTAGAGAGCCTGAAAAAGCAATATACGCACACATGTGATTTTTGATACGAGCGTAGAAAGATTGAATGTAAAACTTTAAATATAGATTAGTTATGAACTCAATAAACAAAAACGGTTGTAGCGTATGCCAACCAGGTAAAGAGAACTACTGCACTTTCTCAATAAAACTAAAAGGTAAAGTAAGGCGAATGTACCAGTATGACTACCGTACTGAAAGCGGCGATCTGTTTGCTACAGTAGCCCCAACGCTAAAAGCTTGCAGAGAAGAACGTGATATTTGGCTTAGTTCACGACAATAAACCGATTGTCGTGTATAACGATTGAATATACTTCGTTATCTTTGGTTGTGGTAGTACCTTTGGGGTACTATCGCGGGGTGTAGCAGTGGTAGCTTTTCACTTTGACTTGGTGAAGGTCGGTTGTTCGATTCAGCCCCCCGCAACTATTGAGTATTGATTTAAATTTGACACGATTATGAACATTCTTACATTGAGCATCAAACAGAAGTATTTCGATGAAATCTTGGTAGGCAAAAAAACGCACGAATACCGTGAAATTAGACCTACCAATGCAAAGAAGTATATCACCTACCTTTGTGATGGTAAAGAATACAAGGCTGATGACGAATTACCTGAAGAGGGTGAGATAGAATTAAAGCCTATCAAGTATGATGCTATAAAGCTGTTAACTGGTGAATATAGGGGTAAACGTCCGTATATTATAGTTGAGGTGAAAGATGCAGGAGCATCAATTCTCACAGATGATGAAGGCAAGGATATTGTTTATACTTATAAAGGTGAAGAATATCTTGCCGCCCAAATGGATTATACTTTAGGCAAAATATTAGAGAAACATATAGATTGAATTGTTTAAACTTAAAATTTGATTTGCTGAGTCGCAAGAAGAATTAACAGAGTAGCCGGACCGCGCAGAAACATGAATGGCGCAGGAGCAGGCGGTAGATTGGTAGCCAATCGTAGAGGTACGGCTAGTGCCACACAGTTAGGATCGCGTAGGCAGCGTTATGCTGATTTACGTGTGTCATTAGGTATGTCCGGAGGATAACTATGAACAAAATAGAGCAAGCGAACCGGTATATAGACCTCATTCGGGTAAAATCGAATGAGGCTTTACTGTTTTTATCCTTGGGTAAAGATTCGCTTGTCCTACTTGATTTAATCTATCCAAAGTTTGATCGGATCGTTTGTGTGTTTATGTACTTCGTCAAAGACTTGGAGCACATAAACCGATGGATTGGCTGGACTAAAGCCAAATATCCAAAGATCGAGTTTGTGCAAACGCCTCACTGGAATCTAACTTACATTCTTCGTGGCGGGTTGTATTGTGTCCCTAATCCAAAGGTGAAGCTGCTGAAACTTGCTGATGTGGTAAAAGCTATGCAACTTGCTCATGGAGTTTATTACACGTTCTTGGGGATGAAGAAAGCCGATGGCATGAATAGACGTTTGATGCTGAAAGGGTATGAAGCTAACGGATATGAGAACAACGGCTTATGTTATCCTTTGGCTGATTGGACGCAAAAGGATATTCTTGCATACATGAGACAACATGGATTGCCAGAACCAGTTAGATATTCTTTAAAAGCCAGTTCAGGAGTGGGGTTTAATCTTGATTGTATGCTTTGGTTAAAAGAGAACTATCCGCAGGATTTACAACGAATCTATCGGGTATTTCCTATGAGTGAAAGAATTTTATTTGAGTATAATAATAAAAAACAAATAGCCGAGTCAGAAATAGAAGAAGAGGAAGAATGAAAAGTGCTGCCGATATAGGCGTACAAACCAATCGTTTGAGTAATGCTGCAGCTGGTAATCCAGGAAGGCAGGCAAGAATTAACAGTATTGGCGGTGCCATGTATCGTAACCTTAGCCGTTTAAATTATGCAAGAAACGGAAGCGTGTACCAACAATATTCAAGGTCTGCTCGTCAAGGACGCAGTGGTGGATTAGGTTTAAGTAACGGATAACATGGAACTAAGTAAGTACATAAAGAGCGAATCGGTAGAACTAAATCGTTCTGCCATTCACTTTGCAAATTATAATCCTCGAAAACTTTCCGATGAATCACGAAAGACATTAAAACGTGGTATCAAGAAATTCGGGTTGGTCGGTGGAATTGTCGTGAACAAGCGTACTGGATTGACCGTAGTCAGCGGACATCAGCGTTTGTCTGTCATGGATGAATTGCAGAAGTTCCCCGATAACGACTATCGTATTCGTGTCGATGTCATTGACGTAGACGAAAAACAGGAAAAGGAGTTGAACATTTTAATGAATAACCCCAATGCGCAAGGTACTTGGGATTTCGACGCTCTTGCGCAGATTGTTCCTGATATTGATTGGAAAGACGCAGGTCTGACTGATGCTGACCTAAACATGATTGGTGTTGATTATCTGTTGCAGACTGAAGAAGAAAGCTCCATTGCTGATGCTTTGTCTGATATGATGTCACCTGTCACCGAACAGAAAGAAGCCGATAAAGCCGCCAAACAGTTGGAACGTGCCGAAAAAGTAGCCCACATGAAAGAAGTCAAGCAACAGGTCAAGGAGAATGCACAGAAGCAAGCCGAGAATATGGATGCTTATGTAATGTTATCCTTTGATTCCTATAAAGCTAAAGCGGCTTTCTGTGAAAGGTTCGGTTATGATCCAGATATGAAATTTATCAAGGGAGAGGTATTCGATGAACAAGTAGAGAGAATAGATTAATTATAGGAGGAAAGCAGAGTCAGAAAAAGACAAAGAAGTTACAGCGAAATTCTTTCAACAACAAAAAGGTTGAGAAAAACCTATGCAGCAAGTGGTAATATTGCAAGAAACATATCAAATAACCAACGAATCTCTCGTGCAGGATATAATGTAACCCAAAATCTGGCAAGAAGTTTAAGAGTAGACTCTTCACTGCTTCCTTTCTCCAATTTCAGAGATAGAAGGGGTTACACAACTGCTAGCCGAGGTTTAGCTAACGGATAAGATTATGACAAAAAGTGAATCTCAAAACAAAAAAGGTAAAGGAGGAAGAAAGCCTAAGTTTGATTACACAAGCGAGGAATTCCTTTCTCTCGTAGAGTCGTATGCCAAAAAGGGATTCACTGACGGAGAAATAGCTCATGCCATTGGAATTGAACCAGAAACTTTTTGTAGGAAGAAAAGAGAGTTCAGTCAATTAAGTCAAACCCTCTCACGCGCGCGTTGTGCAATAAACTCTCTTGTCCGGGCAAAGTTCCTTGCTATGGCCCTTGGTGGTATCAAAACAAAGAACACTACTATTCGAAAGCTGCGGGATAGGGACGGAAATCTGACAGGTGAGGAAGAAGTTCAAACTGTAGAAGGTGAATTGGCTCCCAATTTGAGTGCTCAAATGACCTGGTTGTACCATTACGATGAAGACTGGAGGAGGATTGAACGTAAACAGGATGAAGATGCTGATATTCCTACCAACATAAACCACGGTATTAGTATTGATTCCTGGATTAAAGACAAGCTGAAATGATAGTACCTCAAGAAATTTACCATCCATTATACACTGATACGGATAAATTCATTATTCTTATCACCGGCGGTCGTGGCTCCGGCAAATCCTTCAATGCTTCCACCTTCATTGAACGTCTGACCTTTGAAATGACGGAAGCCGAAAAGATAGTGCATCAGGTTCTCTACACCCGCTACACGATGGTTTCCGCTGGTATGTCTATCATTCCCGAAATGATGGAGAAGATAGAGCTAGACGGAACAACTAAGTATTTCAAGACTACCAAGACGGATATTGTCAATAAGATGACTAATAGTCGTATAATGTTCCGAGGCATCAAGACTTCTTCCGGTAATCAGACGGCAAAACTAAAATCTATTCAGGGAATTACTACTTTCGTCTGCGATGAAGCGGAAGAATGGACGAATGAAGAAGAGTTCGATAAAATAATGCTCTCTATCCGCAAGAAGGGTATCCAGAACCGGATTATCATTATAATGAACCCCTGCGATTCTAATCACTTCATCTATAAAAAGTACATCGAGAATACTCACAAGCTTGTTGAGATTGACGGTGTGCAAGTTCAGGTTTCTACCCATCCGAATGTACTTCATATTCACACTACCTACTTTGACAACTTAGAGAACCTTTCTCCTGAGTTCCTTCGGGAAGTGCAGGAAATGAAAGAGAGCAATCCTGAGAAGTATGCTCATGTGGTTATCGGTCGTTGGGCTGACGTGGCAGAGGGTGCTGTATTCAAGAAGTGGGGTATTATTGACGAATTCCCGCAGGAATGCAAAAAAATCGGTTTAGGTCTTGACTTTGGTTTCACCAATGATCCAACGGCAGCAATCCGGTGTGGAGTTATTGATAATCGCCTATATCTTGATGAAGTAGACTATCGAACAGGACTGCTGTCATCCGACATTGTTAAATCTATACGTCCTTGGGGATTAAAAACTATAGCTGATAGTGCGGACCCAAGAACCATTCAAGAGATTCATAACGGAGGTGTGAGGATATATGCTGTAAGTAAATACCCCGGTTCTGTTGTAGCGGGTATAGATAAGATGAAGGAGTATGAAATATACATAACCAAACGCTCTTATAACTTGCAAAGTGAGTTCCGAAAATATGTTTGGGCGAAGGACAAGGATGGAAATTACATCAATGAGCCGGAAGACCATGACAATCACGGTATAGACGCTGCACGTTATTATGTATTGGGTGAGCTTCTTGGCAAGATTCAGAAGCCGAAAGATTTAACTGGAATATTCACACACTAAAAATATAGATTATGCCATTAACGCTTGAAGAAATATTAGCATTGCCTGACATCGGGCAGAAAATAAGCTACTTAAAGAAAGGTAGAAAAACCGAACTTCCTGACCGTTGCAAGCTTTGGGACGACTGGAATCCAGAACGCCATGAAATCATGGTTGATAAAGAGAAGTACCCAGACAGAAAAGTGCTTGAAAAGGAAGCGGAAAAAGATTTCGATGAAAAGACCGGCAAGACTTATGAGATTGAAGCACAGTACAAAACCGAACCGGTGAACCGTATCTCCATTCCTTTGGAGCAGGATATAGTGAACATTCAAACCGCTTTCACGGTCGGCACAGAACCGTCTATGGATTGCACTCCAACAGATGATGACGAAAAGAAGCTGTTGGATGCGGTCAAAGCTGTATTCAAATCCAATAAAATCAAATACCAGAACAAGAAGATTGTCCGTGCCTGGCTCTCCGAACAGGAAGCGGCAGAATATTGGTATGTTACCGATGATGATTCGTTTTGGGCAAAGTTTTGGAAGAAAGTTAAGACTACGTTCGGTGGCAAGGTCAAGCCCACCAAGAAACTGAAAAGCGTGTTATGGTCTCCATTCCGAGGGGATAAACTTTATCCGTTTTTCAACGATGAAGGCAAGATGATTGCTTTCTCCCGTGAGTACAAGAAAAAGCTCATGGATGATTCGGAAGTTACCTGCTTTATGACTATCACGGATAAAGCAGTCTATCAATGGGATTTATCTAAAGGGTATGAAGAAAGAATTTCTTTCGTTCACGGATTCCCCAAACTGCCGGTTCTCTATGTCTACCGACCTGAACCTTATTGCAAGAAGATAAAAACCTTCCGTATACGCTTGGAGAAACTTTTATCCAATTATGCCGACTGCATAGACTATCATTTCTTCCCACTGTTGAAGCTAATTGGTGATGTAGAGGGTTTCATGGGTAAGGTTAAAGATAGAATGGTCAAACTTACAGGTGAAGGTGCGGATGCCCAATATCTGACGTGGAACCAAGCAAATGATACCGTAAAATTTGAGGTAGAAACCCTTTTTGAAAAAGCATATTCTATGACAAATACACCGCAAATCAGTTTTGAAAAGTTGAGCGGCGCTGGAAATGCCTTGTCGGGAGTGGCTTTCGATTACGTGTTTCTTTCGACACATTTGCAAGTTCAAAATCATGCCGAGATGATAGGTGAATTTTTACAACGAAGAGTCAATTTCATTGTTTCCGCTTTAGGCTCTATCAATCCATCTGAATTTAACAAAGCAACTGAAACGATAGATATTAGTACAGAAGTTGTTCCGTATCGCCTTGATAATTTAGAAGATAAAGTCAATGTAGCTGTAAAGGCTGTGTCAGGTGGTGTATGGTCGCAACGACATGGGGTAATGTTTGCTGGAAATATTGACCGCATCGAAGAAGAACTCGCTGAGATAAAAGAAGAACAAGAAGAAAAGATAAACGCTGAAATGCAGAAACAAAACATAAAGAAAGGGGAGTGAAATCACTCCTCTTTGTATTTCCATTGATACCCCTTGTGCTTTTTAATTTTTCCACTACAACACATTGAAATGCCCGAAAAATGAGCGCCTGTCGCGCGTGCTGCTTCATTAAGACTATCAAATAAATTTATAATTTTGCCGTCTTTCAATTGTATAACAGCTCGTGAATTATGGTGGTTTTTACCAGTTTTTTGCTTTCTACCAAGAACTCTATATGCGTGTAGAAGGTTCTCACCATCAGTAACCCATTCAAGATTGGCAACGCAATTATTGGTTTTATCACCGTCTATGTGATTTACTTGTGGTAGGTTTTGCGGATTAGGTATAAAAGCATTTGCAACCAAGCGATGAACCTTGAATATGTTCTTTCTGCACCATACATTCAAATACCCCTTTTGGCTTTTGACTGGCGTTAAAATACGCCCATCTCTAAACCAATACCCTTTGCCGTTCCAGCATTTCTTTGGCAAGGATTTTACCCTGCCTAAATTTGATACTTGGTAATCGTTTTCGTACCCTTCAATATCTTTCCAAATTTCGTCCATAATTATTTCATTTAAGAGTGAATAATAAAGGCAGTCTTTAATGTCGTGCGAAGGCTGCCTTTGGATAATCGTGTTAAGAACTACACTGCAAGCATATCAATACACGCAGCATGGTGATTCACGCCCTTATAATGCTGAGAAAACTCTCTAAATTGGTCTAACAACCCCATCTGTATGATAAAAGAATATAATTCATTCTTAGCTTCTTTCTCAATATCAAACCGCTTTTGTACTTCACTTAAAAAGTCGCTGAATACTGGTATTGAATGTGTATTTGAGCATTCAATCTCAACTGTTGCCATACTTTTCTTTTTCATTGTCATGCGATTTTAATAAGGTTACACTTCTTAAAACATCTGTATTCTTCTTTCTCTGTGTCCCAGTACACTTGCAGATTGTCATTCGGCTTTCTGCCTGTACCTTTTACCTCACCGATAAGATTCTCTTTGAGAGTACCAAAGGCTTGGCGTAGCGTGCCATCGGTCTTTTTGAAGTAGAACTCTACTATCTTCACTTTCAAAGCCGCTTTCAGCTTTAAATTAGCCCATGCGCATTTCAATGCTTCGCTCATTGAATAACCGTTCTTGCGAACAAAAGACCATGCCATTTGCATTACCTCTTTCATCTGACTTTTAAATTTTGTGCTCATACTCTTATATGTTTTAAATTATACTTTTAGTTATCATTTCGATATTACAAAGTAAACTATAAGTATTCAATTAGCAAAATATAGATAGTTAATAAACTATAAAAAGAATACTTTTAGTTGTCTTATTTAGCTAATATGAAAACTTTGAGTAACTTTGCCATAAATAATGGGAGTAAACTAAATATATACATATATGAGATTTAGAATTTTAGAACTATGTAAAGAGGCAGGAATCAATCAAACTGAACTCGCTGAAAAAATAGGCTTGTCACGAGTTGGGCTATCAAAAGCAATTAATGGCAACCCCACTATTGGTACATTGGAAAAAATCGCCGATGCTTTGGGTGTCCCAGTAACTGAACTATTTGAAAAGTCAAACACTGGAGATATAGTAGGCTTCGTAAAAGTGGGCGATACCGTGCATGAAGTAAAGTCTGCGGAGGATGTGAAGAATTTAGCTGGAAAATTATAAACCAATAAAAAATAGGAAGCAAATATTATGAAGACGATTTATTTTCATCCTAATGGATATACACAAGTTCCTGTAACTTCGTTGAATGACATCATTCAGTACTGTGCAAGCATAGGGCATCAGTTGTCAAATGTAGAGATTAATTATAGAGATGGGAAATATTTAGTACTTACATCTTTTCAGGGCTCTTATGCTTGTATTGGATATGTTGATGATATGATATATTAATTGAGAAAATGAATTATCTTTTATTATTAACAATAGTATCAGGGATAATAACGATAGTAGGATTTGTTATTCCTGACAAATTCAGAACAAACAAATACTTTCTATGGATTTCTTTTGTTATTGTTGTGTTTGTTAGTGGATGGTTAGTGCAATTAAATACTAAGTTGGAAAGAACTAAAAGTGTACAAAAGGCGGCTGTTGAACTGATAAATAAACGTAATATGAAGTTTACAAATAGAGGGTTTATTCAAGCTGGTTTATCTTTTATGGAAGAAAACAAAGATTTATATCCAGACTCATATCAAAGAGCTATTCAGATACAGGATAAAGTAAAAGATGTGTGGTATTCTGGTGATGAAATAAATGCAGCTTCTGAAATGGAAGGTTTAATATATGGCATTGCTATTTTAAATAAAGACAAGGAATAATATGGAAGCAACAAAATACGACACAATTATTAATTTCCTTTTAGATAATTGGATTATAGCTACTATTGTTATAATAGCTGTAGTAATAGGTTTTATTCCGTCACTAAGAGATGGGATAAAGCAAATTTATGACTTTATAAAGGGGCTTTTCAAGAAAAGGGAGTTTGTAATTAACTATAAAGATGAGACAATAACTTTTGAAATAATGCTTCGAAGCCAACATTTTGATATTGTTAAAATCCATGCAATAACACATGCTCTGGGAGTGCATTCTGAAAGAGAATGGATAAATAAATACTACCCTGATTATAGTTGGGGTATGCAAATGCTGAGAGATATAACATTGGACGGGAATAAATCAATTCCTTTTGATATAATATATATATCGAAAGGGAATAAACATAAGGAGATTTATTTTGACATAAGTGATTTTTTTAACGAATCAGGATGTACTTCTTCTGATATAAATGAGTTTGCAGAGGGGAAAATTAAAGAGATATATAATAGGGAAAATTAACACATTATCGAAGAGGAACTTGCAGAAATCGAGGAGGAGCAAGCAGCAAAGAATGAGCAGATCAGAAAAATAGAACAGAAAAACATTTCTAGGTCAAAAAAATTACAAGGTCTATAATTTTTAAATAAGAAAAATGGAACATTAGCGGTGATTCTTCGGAGTTGCCGCTATTTTTGTATAGGGATGAAAATATTCGCCAAAAAGTTGCTCAACTGATAAACATTCTCTATCTTTGCCGTATGAACAGAAAGATAATAGCATACGAAAACTACTATAAAGACTTTTTTGACACCTTGAACAAAGGTGCTCAAGAAAAGGTGCTATACGGTTTACTCATGTTAAAGACCGTAGATAGACTATCCAATAAATATGTGAAGTCTATTAAAGACGGTCTGTTTGAGTTAAGAATTGAGTGGCAAAGTAATATTTATCGGATTTTCTTCTGTTTTGATGAAGGACAGATTGTGATTTTATTCAATGGCTTTCAGAAGAAAACACAGAAAACTCCTGATAGAGAAATTGATAAAGCATTAAAACTAAAGAAAGAATATTATGAGCGAAAAAGAACTAAAGATGTTTGATGTCGATGCGCAATTAGATGCTGCGTTTGGCAAAGAAGGGACTCCGGAGCGTAAGGCTGCCGAAGATAGAGCTAATGCTTTCTTTACTGGGCAAATAATTGAAGAGGCAAGGAAGAAAGCAAAAATGACACAAGCAGAACTCGCCGAAAAGATAGGAACAAATAAGTCTTATATTTCCCGTGTGGAAACAGGAAAGACAGAACCTAAAGTTTCTACCTTTTATCGTATTGCTTCCGCTTTGGGGTTGAATGTTGAACTAACTCCTGCTGTGTAACTGTTATGATAGATATTAGAGAATTAAGAATAGGTAATTATGTATTACCCAATAATACTATTGGAGCTCAGTCCGCCGTAGGAGTTGTCTTTAGTATAAATGACTATTTAGTTAGCGTAAAAGGTAATTCAAATCAATACGATTATCATCTGCTTGAAGGCGTTTCTTTGACTGAAAAAATCCTGGTGGATGCCGGATTTAATTATGTTTCTGATTGTAAATGTTTTTCAAAAGAGATTGGAGATAAGTTTGCTATTGGTTTAAAACTAGAGCAAAATACAGGAGATTTGTTTTATATTACTAATAAAGCTTATAATGGAATATTAACGATCCCAGCGGTTTATAAAGTATTGTATGTCCATCAACTTCAAAATCTGTATTTTTTTCTGACTGGTAAAGAACTTGAAGTAAAACTGTAAAGAATATCGGAGCAGAGCTACAATCTGCAACTTTATAAATTCAGAGCTTTTAAATTCAAAAAAAAGGTGTGATTCCAATCCGTTTCACGCCTTTTTTATGCCATTTTCCAACAATACCCCAATTGTTGTTTTTCATCCATTCAATTATTCCCTCTCCTCTTCCTTCCTTCTTACTTTTATACCGTATTCACGACAATCAATCCATTGTCGTGAATGGGAAGCTTAAATATTTACTAATCATCTGCATTGGTGGTATTTTTACTTCCATAAATTGAATTTCAAATTTAATAATTCATACGGTATGACAATCTTAGAACAAATCCTAACAGGACTACAACAGAAATTTACTGGGGTGGACACTGCTATCTTAACCCGAATTGCCACTAAAAAGGCAGAGGGTGTAACGGACGAGACAAAGGTAAACTCCATTGTTGAGGGTATCGGTTTTTCGGACGTGTTAAATTCCTATGGTGATTTCCGTGCCGGGGATGCTTCAAAAACAGCAGTGACCAACTACGAGAAGAGGCATAACCTTAAAGACGGTAAGCCAGTCGAGACTACCACTACTACCACGCAGCAGCAAACTACGGAACAACAACCGGATATGGCTAAAATCATTGCCGATGCAGTGAGCGCAGCCGTAAAACCGCTTTCCGATAAAATCGCTCAATTTGAGACGGAGAAGTCGCAAGCTACCCGGCAGGAGCAAATTCTTGCCAAGGCTAAGGAGTATGGTATTCCCGAAAACTACGCCAAGAGGTGCGCCATCAAGGACGATGAGGACTTAGACTCTTATTTCAAGGATTTAAAGCAAGAGTTCGCTAATGACGGTTTCAAGGGCGTAACCCCTCCCGAATCAGCGGAAGAGAAGATTGAGAAAGAATCTGAATCTATCGCTAAGATGATTGATGAGGGAACGAAAACTATTGTTGAACAAAACAAGAATTAATTATGTCAGCAGGATTTAAGTATGACTTGGTTCCGCCCGTTGAGCAAGAGGAACGCTACGATGCCCAGACCGGTATTCGTAGACGTGGCCCGTTCAAACTCGACACGCAGAACCTGGTAGTGGGAAGTTTCCTTCCCGGATTTACCCCGATTTACGCAGACTTGAAAAACAAGTTTGCTTATGCGGTAATCAATGTGAAAGTTGTAGAAGAGTATACTTCCAGTACAAGTATCAAAATAGCCAAGAATTCTTTGGCTTATGTAGGCATGTTCATTGGTAATGGTACTAAAGGCGCAGAAGTGACGGCTATTGACAAGTCTAACGCCAATTACGACGTATTGACTATCAAGGCTGCTTTCGGTGAAAATATCGCCAAAGATGCGGTTCTCTTCCAAGCAACCGCAGTCGACGGGCTGAAACAAAAGTATGTTTCAAACTCCGCTTTGTATGAAAGAACAAAGGTGGAAGATGGTATCGTGTTAGTTGCGCTGCTCCGTACAGCCGCAGAGATTGAGCCTTCAAAATTGGTTATGCCGTTTTCCGAGAACGATAAAGCCAATATGAAGGGATGGTTTGAATTTAACGAGTAAGGAGGTAGGATATGTTTTTAACGATTCAAACATTATTCGATGATGCGAACATTGTATCCGCTATCATCAGACGTGTGAACCAAACGCGTAAAGATACAATCTATTGGCAGCAGTATCTTACTTTCCGTAGAGTAACTACTCGTCTGTTCAAAGACTACATCGGCTCTGTAACTGGAGTGATGGCCGGTTCTATCAACTCACGTTTCGGTGAAAAGCCCATCCGTGAACGTAAAAATATCGGTTCTGGATATGGTGAAATAGCCTATCTGGGCGATGCATATCAAATGTCTATTGACCGTCTATCTGAATTGCAAGATTTGATTGACAAGTTCAATCAAGCCAAACCGGCAGACCAAAATACAGCATTGGAAGAAATAGTAAACTTCCTGGCAGATGACTACCGTCAGATTACTCTTGCAGCTCACAAGCGTATGGATATTATTGTCGGTGCATTGTTGATGACTGGTGAAGCCACCGTTTACAATAAGGATGCTGCAATAACTTCCGGTCAGACCAACAATAAGCTGCTGGAAATTACCCTTCCATTCAATTTTGTTAAGCCTACAGCTGGAGATATAATTGTTGATGGCAAGAATATGTTCATCTCTTATTTAAGAGAGAAACTACATTCCCTAGCTCCAGACTTTGGCGCTTATGCCAAGATGATTATGACACGTACAACCTTCAACAAGAATGTACTTGGCTCTTCTGAATTTGGCGAACAGTACAAGATGATTCTCGGCACTAACGAAATGAAATTAAGTACCGGTTTGATTTCTTCTTCGTTGGCTTCTGAAGTTTTTACTGGTATCGGTCTGCCACGTATCGAAATCAAAGAGGATTACGTGAAAGACCAGACAGGAAAAAATGTGCAGATTTATGCAGACAACCGTATCACCTTGCTTAACGGTGATGAAGTAGGTTATATGCGCCATCATACCCCGTATGAAGCGACAGATCCAGTATCAGGGCGTACTTATGTTCCATCAGAGGGGCAGATGCTTATATCCAACTACCGTGACAAAAACGGTCGTTATATGGAATATACGGCAGAATGGATTCCACAAATTACCAATCCGGATTTGATCACCAATTTCGATTTGAGCGAAATTGCATCAATCCAATCAGCATAAGGAGGAGGATATGAAAGTAAAGGTTATATCTGTTTTCCGTGATAAGTTTACTGGTAAGTATTACAATCCCGGAGAGGTGATTGAAATTTCCGAAGAATCCCGTGTATTGGATGTAGAAAACCGCAAACTTGGCGAACGGGTTGAAGTGAAAGTTTCTGAAGAAAAGAAGGAGATCAAAATATCCCTCTTTGAAAAGGAATTTGAGAAAAAGATTTTGGTTGATGCTCTGAAATCTATCGGTGTTCAAGCAGCCGGGAACATGAAAGAAGAGACTCTTTTGGGTAAGGTTGCAGAGTTGGATGAAGAAACGACTTCCAAACTGAAAGAAGTGTTAGATATTAAATAAAAAGGGTAGTACTCCTACCCTTCCATTATGTAACTTATAATTCAATAAAGAAATGAAGAATTTTATTTTTGCCATATGTGGCTTTTTAATGATGTCTTTGGTCTCCTTGAGCGTACAGGCATCAAGCGTCGAATCTTTCGAGTGTGAATACGTAGCCCCATCGGTTGATGTTGGTTTGTCACCTATTCAGTTTTTCACCTTAGAAGCTGCTCCGACTGATTGCGTTGTATTGTCAGTTCCACAACCAATCTTTATGATTACAGATAGTCCGGCGATGCAACCAGCGACTATTACGGCAATGCAAGGAAAACAAATTTCAGTTCCTAAGTGTCCGTTCCGATATATCTACAAATCGAAGTATTGTACGCATTATAGCTACACTGCATACAGCAGACTGATTATACCATAATTAAAATGACAGTGAATGACTACATACAGCAAAGATTTCAGTCTTTCAGTATTCACTTATCAGAAACTGATCTTTTGGATATGTGTCTGAACGCGAAGATTAGCGGAGAGGATGAAATGAATAAGGAATCCTACAATATCGTTTCTATGGCAATTGCGAAGTTCATCCCCTCTCTCCTACTCCGTGCCACTTCAATCAGCGAAAACGGCTTCTCTATGTCTTGGAACATTCAGGGTATTAAGGACTACTATTCATTTCTGTGTAAACAGTACGGATTGAAAGACGAATTAAGTAACAAGCCTAAATGTACTTTCTTATGATATTTGCTCCACACATATTGCAGATAAAGGTTATCACCCCAATGGATAAGGATGAGTTCGGCAGACCCATTCCCGGAACAGGCGGTGAATACTGGCAGGAGGTATGCAAGTGCCGTTGTGACGATAACACTACCAAAGAGTTTAGGTCAGAAAACGGCTCTGTGTATCGTCCAAACTACCATGTAGTGTGTGAGAAGAGAATCACTGTCAAGGCAGGGGATGAAGTTAGAGCTATATGGGATAGAGGGTTGAAAGCCACTACAACGGATATGGGTGAAGGAACTCTTGTTATAACTTCGATTACCAAAGATATTGATGTGAGAGGTCAAGGTGAGGTTTACACGGTTAAGAGTACAAACCACTTTAACTATTCGGAACTATGGATGTAGATTTCGATTTTTCCGATGTCGACTCCTTTTTCAATGAAGGAGAATGGGAAGTTGAAAAGAAGATGATTGATGTAGGTGATGAAGCTGTGAAACATGCAGAGGAACACGGCAATTATAAAGACCATACATTGACTTTGAGAACGTCCAATGATTACGATGTCGATAAAGACGGTTTAACTCTGAAAAATGAAGCGGAATACGCCTCATTCGTGGAATCTAAAGGGTATGATGTTTTAAGTGGTGCCGCTCTATATGCGGAGAAACGATTAAAAGAAGAATTTGAAAAATGAAAAAGTATATAGGAACAAAACAGATTGAAGCCGAACCTATGACATTGGGTGAAGCTTACAGTAAAGGCTTGGTAAAAAGTGAAATAGAAGAGAATGAGTCTTATAAACTGGGATATCACACTCGTACTGAATATGGCTATGAAAGTTGGTCACCCAAAGAACTGTTTGAAGAATCATATCGAGAAGTCAAGGAAGAAACCCCTATCTGTTTCGGTGATGCTATAGAAGTTTTGAAACAAGGTGGCGCTATCCGTAGAAAGGGCTGGAACGGCAAAGGGTTATTTGTTATCAAGCAAATTCCGGCTCATATAGAAAGCGACATTATCCCCAAGATGCAATCTCTTCCGCAATCAGCAAAAGACCTTATTCTGAAAGGCAAGGGTTTTATTGACTATACAAGCCAATGCCTTATCTACAACGAGAATACCGGACGTGCAGATTCGTGGGTTCCATCCATCAGTGATGTGTTTGCAGAAGATTGGGAGATTGTGAAATGATAGTAACTACTGACATAGGAAACATTCTCTATCGGGATTGCAAGGCTTTCGGGATAGGTATAGCACCAGCAGGGGAAACGCTGACGGGTGAATTGAAGTCCGAAAGGATTGTCATTCACACGAAGAAGCAACAGCCGGGGACTTATTGGAAGAAGTCTTTCGCAGAAGTGAATCTTTGTGTACCTGATTTAAGCGAGAATGAAGCGAATACTATCCGTTTGAATGAACTTGAAAGAAAGGCTGGCAAGCTGTTTGATGATGTAGTAAGCACCTATGATGGTACAACCTATCGTTACTCTATTGAATCTATCAGTATAGAAGCGGATACAGCTTTAAAGTGTCATTATGTGAATGTGAGAATTTTATTTGAAGTATTAAATGTAAAACTATAAAATTATGATTTCAGCAGTAGGAATTAAAAGAATCTTGTTTGCCGACATTGATAAGGTAACGGCAGACATTACCCCCGAAATCGCAAAGACTTTGATTCAAGCCGCTATTAAGGCGAAAGATGAGGTTTTGAACGTGCATGGGGAAACTTGGCAGATTGAAGAAACGGAAGCATCTGTCACTGGACATAAAAATCAGTTAACAGGAAAAAATTACCGTTACGATGATGTGCCGGGAGAAGTCTCCCCTTCTTTCTCTATCGGACAGTATGACTGGAAGACAAAGAAAGCGTTCATGGGTGGCGATGTTATTCAGGCAACATCTGAAGATGTCGGATGGAAGCGTGCCTTGGACAAAGTTATCGTCAACAAAGCATTGTTTTGTCTGACTGATGATGATGTATGGTTTATTTTCCCGAAATGCCGTATCATTTCCCGTGAAGCTAATACGGACAAAGCAATTGCCATTGCAGTACGCGGAATGGTTCAGGAACCGGGAATCGAAGGAGTTTCTTCTGAATACAATTACGAAGAAGAAGCTATCAAAGCCTTGATACCAGTGGCGTAACATTTTAAGGTAAAACGATTGTAAACAGCAAGGGTGAGGTGGTGGTATTCGCTTCACCCTTGTTTCAATTTAGAATAATGAATCAAGCAGCAAAAATAGTTTCTGATGCCCTTTTAGGGCTGGATTTTAAGAATGTCGAAATAGGTGGAGTTGTTTATACAATCAAGCCGCCCACAATCAAAGTTATTTGTAGTGCTATTCATCATTTTTCCAATATTGGGATGACAGGTGACAACATCATGGAAGCTATCAAGAAACTTCCCGGAGCCACAGATGATATGCTGAAAGGTATCTCCTGTTTTATTTGTGGTAATGAGAATATGGCTAAGGCTTTGGAAAACGGAACCTTTGATGAAATCAAAGAAGTTTTGGAAATATGTTTCTCTATGATGGATATATCGGCTTTTCAGTGTGTCAGCTTGATGAAGAACGTGTCGATGCTGGCAGCAAGACCGAAACAGTAGGAAACGCAACGTTCTTCGGGCAAATAGCCCATTTGGTTGACACTCTCCATTTAAGCTATACGGAAGTGTTTGAAGTCATTCCATATAGAAACCTTTTAATGATGCAACGAGATAAACTCCATGCAATTTATAGCGGTCAAAAAGTAAAAAAAATCAGTGGTAAAGAATTAGCAAATCGTAGAAAAAAGAAATAAGTATGGCAAAGTTATATTTCAAAGTCGCAAGTGATTGGGAAGAAGTCGTAAGACTTCGTAGTGAAATAGCTAAACTAAAGCAGGAGTTGAAAAATGTGGATGGAACACAATCCCCTGCTACCTTCAAAACTCTAAATACCCAACTTGCTATATCCAATCAAAGATTGGATGAACTGGTGACTAATGCTGCTAAAGCCGGAGCTGAAATAGAAATGAGATTTAAAAAGAAAATTTTTGATGCCTCTCAATCTGTTAACGGATTCGCAGAAAAGATTATTGCTCAAAAGGCAGTAGTTAAAGATATTGAAACTGATGTAAAGCGCCTAGGAGAATCGTATCGCATAACACTAAAACGCAACCCTCTATCTGCAACTGGTAAGCTGGAAGAATACAATGCTGCTCGCAAAGCCTTAGATGAAGAAAAGGCAGCTTTGTTCGGACTTACCCAGCAACAAGCTGAAGCTCGTCTTTCTGTGAAAAAGCTCCGTGACGAATACGCCCTTTACAACGATAATGCCAAAGAGGTTGTAGAAAAAAACAATGGCATTGCAATTTCTTGGAAGAAAGCATTAGCGGTTATTGGTGGTGCTAGCGCGCTGAAAGCATTAGGTTCTGAAATGATTCGTGTCCGCGGAGAGTTTCAAGCTGCTGACACGGCTATTCAAACTTTGTTGGGTAGTAAAGAGAAGGCTGATATGCTTATGACCCAAGTTCGTGAGTATGCAAAAATTTCTCCATTAGAGTTTTCTGATGTGACGAAAGCAACGCAGATGATGCTAGGGTTTAATATCGAAGCAGAGAAAGTCCCCCGTTACCTCCAAGCTATTGGCGATGTATCTATGGGAGATACACAAAGATTCAACTCTCTTACCTTAGCTTTCTCCCAAATGTCCGCTGCCGGCAAGCTGATGGGACAAGACCTTAACCAAATGATCAATGCCGGATTTAATCCGCTGCAAATCATATCCGAAAAGACTGGTAAATCTATTGCGACTCTCAAAGATGAAATGTCTAAGGGAGCTATTTCGGCTGAAATGGTACAGCAGGCATTCATTGACGCAACTTCCGCAGGTGGTAAGTTCTATCAGATGTCCGAGAATGCTTCAAAAACCATTAATGGACAACTGTCTATGATGCAAGACGCTATGGATGCAGCCTTTAATGAATTGGGGCAGAAATCGGAAGGTGTTATCATGGACGGTATTCAGATGACTATTTCGTTAATTCAGAATTATGAAACGGTAGGTAAAGTATTGACTGGATTAGTGGTTACTTATGGTACATATCGAACTGCTGTGATGCTTGTTACTGCTGCCGAAAGCAAACATACACTTGTGGAAATTGGACTTACTAACGCCCGCATATTAGCACGAAAAGCACAACTAGCTTTGAATGCAGTCATGTTAACCAATCCTTATGTGGCATTAGCTACAGTAGTTGTTGGGTTGGGTGTAGCAATGTGGGCCTTACATGATTCTACTACAGCAACAGAAAGAGCGGAAAAACAATTAAATAACACAATAGACATCCAAAAGCAACAATTAGATGAACTTAAAGGAAAAGTTAATTCATTAGTTTCTATTATTAAAAATGAAAGTGCTAGTCAATTTGATAAGATAAGGGCTTATAAGCAATTACAATCTCTTATGCCAACCGTTTTCTCAAATATGGATATTGAGAAATTGAAATTATTAGACATACTCTCTGTAAATAAGCAAATCTCTGAAGAAATTAATAGACGTGAGCGTATAGGTGCAAAAACAAGGCTTGTGATGGCTCAAAACAAGGTTAATAATATAAATGCCTTGATTGCTGAAGATTCTAAAAGAGGTACATATTACGGGCAATATGAGTCACAGCTATCAGAAGCTAAAGCTGAACAAGAAGTTGCTCAAAAATATGTAGATGACCTGTTGAAAATCCAGTCAGAAGCCAATAAAAAGAAAAAGCAAGAGGATGAAAAGGAGGAAATACGAAATAAAGAGTATTGGGAGCACAAGAAAAAACAAGCAGAGGACGCTCGTAATGCCTTGGATGTTTCTAAAAAGAATTCAGAAGAATGGAATAAATATACCAAACAAATACAAGAAGCACAAAAGCAAATAGATAAGTATTCGGATTCAAAATCAGGAAAAGAGGCTGACAAGCAAAAAAAAGACCAACAAAAATCAGCCGAAGAGCTTCTGTCTCTCCGTCGCCAAAATCAACAGGCGGAAATAGATCTTATGAAGGAAGGCACAGAGAAAAAGCTAAAACAGATTGACCTTGACTATCAAAAAGAACTTGACGCCATCAAGAAACAAGAAAAAGATTTGAGTGAAAGACAGGGTGGAAAGTTGACTTCGGAGCAGTCTATTGAAATTTCCGCTCGTTATACCAATGCTGAAAATAAAAGAGAGAAAGATATAGCCGATGTAAGTAAGGAATTAAATTCCATACTAGATAAATATCGTGATTATTCAGCTCAACGCATAGCTATAGAGAAGCAGTATCAAGACGATGAAAAGAAACTTAGGGACGGATTAGCAAAAGCTAAAAGCGATTCTGAAAAGAAACAATATGAAGATGCCCTAAAAGAACTAGAAAAACAGCGTAAGAAAACTATAGATTCTATTTCAAAAAGCGAAATCGAAGATTCTGGCGTTTGGAAAATGTTAATGGGAGATGTTGATGCATTACCTACAGATATGCTTGAACAATTATTATCTGATGCTGAACAACTTGTCAAGACTACAAACTTGTCGGCTACAGATATGAAAGCTATGATGGATACCATAAATAATGCTCGCCAAAACCTTATAGCTCGCAACCCTTTCAAGACATTGAAAGAAGAATATGAAAAGTATCAGAAAGCAATAAAGAAAGGGGATAAACAGGGAGCCTTTACTTCATGGAGTAATGTGGAACAAGCTAGCGAATCTATAAAGAGTAATATTTCAACATTAGGGTCCTCTCTATCTTCTCTTGGAACTACTTTTTCCGATGAACTGGGAGAAGGCATCCAAAAAGCGGTAGATATTATAAATGACGGCATCACAGCATTTGAAGTATTCGGCAAAACTGGTGAAAAGTCTGCCGGTGACACAGTGAAAGGCATTAGCGGAATTGTTGGGATCATAACTACATTAGTGGGTACTGTAATGAATGCCTTTGATTCTACAAAAGCAGAACAAGAAAGAAATATTGAATATCAACGTAGACAGGAAGGATATTGGGATTCTATAAATTATCAAGTAGAACGTTATCTGGAGTTGCTCAAAGAAGCCGCAGGAAATGATTATTTTGCAACAGCTACCCAATCATTAACAACACTTGAAAAAGCCAGAGAGAAGGCATACAGGGACATAGTTAAATCTATGCCTGTTGGTGATGTTGATGCTGTAACATTTGGGCTTGCTCAACTTTTTAAAAGTGGTAAGTTTGCTGGCAAAATGACTGAATATGCCTTCGGAGGTCCGCAAGCTAAAGAAATATTTGATTTCATACAAGCTAATGGAGGATATGATCTACAAAACAAACTCATATCAGAGGAAGCGATTTGGGCGATGAAAAGCAATGCCGACATCTGGTCTAAGTTACCGGAATGGATGCAACAAGCTATTGACAAATTTGTAGAGCTCAACGACCAGACTAAGGAGCTAGAAGAGACTTTAAATGAGGATTTATTTCAAACGACTTCACAAGGTCTCGAAGAAGCAATACTGGAAGGATTAAAAGGAGGAAAAAGAGGAATCGCAGATTTTGGAGAAGATTTTGAAGAGATAATGCGCAACGCCTTATTACAATCGTTCGTTATAGACCAACTAAGAGGTAAAGCACAAGAGTTTTATAAAAAATATACCCTTTTGGCTGATAGTGACGAAAACGGAAAACTTGATTTAACAGCAGAAGAGATAAGCGATCTTAGAAAAGATTGGAATGATATTATAAAAGCTGCTACAGAAGAAGCAAAGAATATTGATGCCATTGTTGGTGGTTCTTCCTCTTCATCCCAAGAAGCTTCAAAGAAAGGCTTTGCCACTGCGTCACAGGATTCAATCGACGAGCTTAACGGGCGTTTCACCGCCTTGCAAATAGCCGGAGAAGAAATTAAGAATCAAAGTATAACTCAATCCCAATCATTAAATATTCTAACGATGAAAGCGGATACACTTATTTCCATAAATACGGAAACGAGAAATATAGCCGATGACACACGTGATTTGATAGCAAGTTCATATCTCGAACTTGTTCAAATCTCCGAAAATACCGGAGCAATAATAAAACCCATCCAGCAAATGCAGAAGGATATGGCGGAAGTTAAAAACAATACCAAAGGATTATCAACAAAATAAATGGTTATGGCATATTTATTAATAAATGGTAGAGATGCTTACAAGACTTGGGGTGTAAGAATGGGAGATAAATTCCTTGATGTGCTTGGTGCATCATTACCTATGAAAGAATTTATTGAAAATAAATCCCGATTAGAACATGGAAAACGTGTAATAATTAATAATCCCAAAATTGATGAACGGGAAATAACGCTCTCTTTTACCATAGAAGGCAATTCTAAATCTGATTATCAAGCAAAAAAAAGGGCTTTTTTTGAAGAATTATACAAAGGTGTGATTGATATTCAGATTCCAGCTAACAGCAGTGACATTTATCACTTGATTTATTTAGGTAAAAGTATCACCTATGCGCAGAGTTTAGACAGAACTTTTGGTAAATGCTCAATGAAGTTTTGTGAACCAAACCCGAGTTTAAGGACCTAATTTACGACATTGATTTCATTGTCGTATATGCGAGTGCCCAAAATTGGGTACTCTTTCTTTTATCTCCGAACTTTGGTGTGTTATGGAATCAGTAGACATCAAAGACATATCCGGCAACATTCGCTTTTCGACTCCTATCAATGAGGGTTCGAAAAGACACTTCCTTTTGATGCAGGAAGATTATATCACTTTGCTATTTAGCCTTTTCAATCCGGTTTATTTCAAACTAGGTGACTACGTAGACAATGAGTTGGGAATATTCGAGCTTGTAGACCTGTATAAGCCTACCTACAATACAACGACAGGTGCATACGACTACGAACTCCGCCTTGATGCTTATTACTGGAAATGGAAGAACAAGAAGTTTTTCTATACACCGGAAACCACCGGACGCGAAGCCGCATGGAATCTCACCGCTACCCTTGACACGCATTTGAAAGTCTTTTTGGATAACCTGAAAGCTCTTGGCTATAAATTCAGGGATCTGGATTTTACTTGGGACATCGATAGTACGGTAAAAAACACTTCCAAGCTTGTTTCCTATGACAACGTAAATCTGATCGACGCTCTCACACAGATGGCGGAGACTTGGGAGTGTGAATGGTGGATAGAGAATCATAAGATTTGCTTCGGACGTTGCGAATACAGCTCACCTGTTGATTTCAAAGCCGGTGACTTGACAGACACAGAAAATGTGAATGTCAACAGCATGACACGCAGCGACAGCCAGACCACTTATGCGACCCGTATCTACGCTTTCGGCTCCACCCGCAACATTCCTTCCAGCTACCGGAAAGATTTGATATTCGACGTAAAAGAGGTTAATGGACGTAATATATCCGATACGTCAAGACCGCTCAAAATAAGCTACTTTCCGTCACGAGTTACATATAAGGAAGACTATACCGCTAGTAGCAACGAAGGTAGCGGACCTTTTACTCCCTCTTATACAGAATGGACACTTGACAAAGCTTTAGCTTCATCAGCCAAGGGTGGTTCTTATAAAGTTGTTTCGGAAGGAATTTCAATCAATATATCAACAGCCGTCCCGCAAATAGGGAACCGTGCTTTGCTCCCGGCAGGAGATTATATATTGAAGGCGTCATATATCTATAATGTTTCCGGGGAATCAAAAGAGGTGATTATTGGTAATCAGACCGTTTCATTAGCCCAAAATCAACAATATGAGATTGTGTCTAAAATACAGGTTTCCGACACGTTGGTTATCGACAAAAACAGTTCTGATTTAAAAGTAAGGGTATACGTTCACGTACCAGCTCCAGCTTCTTCCGAGCTGTTATCGACTTTTCAGGCGTATGTAACATACGATATTAACCTGTATGGCGGTTCTTCTGCAACGACTTCCGTAACATTCCTTTCCGGTGCAAATGTCGGACGTACTTTTGATGCTGTTTACAATCCCGACCTTTTAACCGGTGACGCAGCAAACGTTATCCAGTTACCGGAAGGTGTAACCGCCTCTTTAGGTAACCGGTACACCATTGATAACATCATCAAAGGTAAAGTTCCCGATAACTACTTCAGCAAGGATGACAAGGAAATGACCCTTAACGGAGTTGTTCAGAAACGTCTTATGCTTCCGGAGGGTATTTCTTATGTAGACGCTTATAAATACAGCCCGACCGGTGAACGTATCAACATCGGAGATGAAAACTACGATGATCCGGATAACGTGGAAATGCCGGAAGAGGAAGCAATCGAAGAGATTGTTATATTCGAAGATGAATATCCGCAATACAAGGGTACAATATCCAGCGTAAGCCACGATGATAAGGTAGACGATAACGATAAGGAATATCCGATCTACAAATTCAAAGATACAGGACTGAAGAACTTTACAGAAGATTTCAGGCTGGATGATGAAGAACTTCACATGATATTCCAGACTGGTAAGCTTGCCGGGATGGACTTTGCTATCAACATTGTAGAGAGCGATAGCACCGGAACAACCTTTGAAATAGTCCGTAATGAGGATTACGGTCGCTTTCTTCCGGATGATGTTCTTTATCCGGAAGCTTCTAATACTTATATCCTTTACGGCTTTGATACCGCATACATCTCCGAACAGATGTTGCCGGACGCAGAGCAGAATCTACTCAAAAAGGCAAAAGAGTACGTAAAGAAATCCATGATTGACCCGTCCACCTACGATTGTGAGATGGCCGCTGATTTCATCTACAATAAGGGAAATATCCGTACATACGAAGTCGGGGCTAAGGTCAACCTGATAAATAAGGCATTTTTCCCGGAAGGCAGACAATCAAGAATAATCGGTTTCGAGTGGCCTCTGGATTTTCCTTACGATCACCCGATTTATACAGTTGGTGAGACGGCTTCATATTCCCGTATCGGTGAGATAGAGAGTAAGCTTGACCCCCTTACTTACAAGGGACAAACCTATTCCGGCTCTGCTGTCGGAGGTGGTGGAACGAGTGTGTATGTTATTGGGGTTAATGACAAGACAATCCCGTCTGACAGAAACGTATTCTCCGCAAAGAGATCACTTGCCACCTTCTTGAACAAGGCGCAGGAGGAGACAATGGAGTTTCTTATCAAGCTGTTAGGCGGTATTATTACCGACAATATAGAATCCCAGAACTTTATTCCCGGTGCACTTGGTTCAGGATTCCTCATCAAACGCGATCCAAAGACCGGACGGTCATACATCGAGGTTGATGAGCTGTATGTAAGACTGAAAGCAATATTTGAGTCTTTAACAATCAAGGAGCTTCAATCGGTAGGTGGTGAGGTTCTTCTGACATTGGCTAGTATCGAATGCACGAAAGTGGAAAAGATTTCAGAAGCGCTTCTTTATGATGCAAACGGCTTTCGCCTTTATGATGTTGATGGGAAAGCATTATTATCATCCATAGCAACTGGAGGTGTCTACCGCTGTTATTTTACGACTGATGACGGTGAGAAAGCCATTATCAACCAATTCGCAGCCGGAGACATGGCGCAATGCAGGCAGTTCAACATTAAAGAAGGGGTTTATGAAAATGTATCCAACCGTTATTACTGGCGTTATGTTCTGGCTGTAGGCGAAAATTATATTGATTTATCTGTAGATGATTGTGCTGAAGGCAGTGATATTCCGCAAGCGGGTGATAAGATAATCCAACTGGGAAACCGTACAGACCCGGCACGTCAGAATGCGATACTTCTGTCCGCCTACGGACTTACTGCTCCTACCATACAGATGTTGCAGAGAATAGATTCTTACTCTTTGGATGGAAAGGCGGTGAAAGAAGAAGGATTCGACCAGGAGACACAACAGTTCTATTCGAATACATACGGACGCAGTTATACAGGCACACGGGATAAAGACGCATTCATTCAGTTTGACCCTGTAACCGGTTTGAAAATACACGGTGCCGAAATTGACGTTTCAACCGATAATTTCATGATAAAAGATCGGGATGGTAATCAGATTGCCGTCTTTGAAATAGGAGAAAACGGAAAGCCACGCCTTAAAGCTGATAATATAAATGCCGATGAGCTATTATCAAACGGTGAAAAATGGGCGCTCAAGAAAGACGGAAGCGGATTCCTTGCATCAAAGAATCTTGTCTGGGATGAACTTGGGAATCTTAACCTGATGGCGTCTTTGTCTCTACCTTATAAGATGTTTCAAATAAATGCGGATTCAACTCCGACACCTATGGATTTATCGGAGGGGAGATACTTTGTAGTACGTTACGGAAATATATATGGCGATCAAATCATAGAGCTTCCCGCTCCCAGTCCGGAATATAATGGTTCAGAAGTTAGAATTTATTCCGGGTTTATGACAACAAGGTCTTCCAGAAGCTTCTTTGATCTGACAATAGAAGAAAACGGTATATTCTTCTACCCCGGATATATTCCAGTAGCAGGCTCCCCAATACAAATATCAAAAGTACGTGTTTCGGATAAAGAAATTATTTTGAGATGTATTTCATTTGGAGATTTCAGTTTCTGGTACATACAAAACTACAAAGATTTTGCAAATGAGGATTTTAATCCATCAGAATAAAAATATAAACTATGGCAGAAGAAAAATACATATTTACAGTAACGGGCGATCATGCTAATAAAATATTGATTTGCCCTGTCCCCGTGGGCGGGATATTTATAACTAAGTTGACTGACAACCCTGCCGTCCGTTATCCGGGCACAACTTGGGAGAAGTTGGAGGGTCGTTTCCTTTATGGTACCTCCGGGCAGGAGGAAAGTGGTGCAACCGGTGGCAGCTCTTCGGTTGTGCTAAGCGTTGAGAATATGCCTGCCCACACTCATGCACTTACTGCGAAAACAGATGAATCCGGTTCCCATACCCATACATCAGGTAATCACCGTCATAAGGTAGACAGCCATAGCCACACACAGCCGTCACACTCGCATAGTGTTAAGATGTCGGATAGAAACGACAGTGGCAATCCAAACTACCTGTTTGCGCCTAATGGAGGTAACTACGGTATGGAATCGGCGGCATCCGGAAACGGGTGGGGACAATCAGGTGCAGCAGGAGGTGAAAGCACGGGTAGTGCTTCCCCTTATACCAGCTATACAAATCCGACCACGTCTGAAAACGGAACCCACTCTCACGGACTAAGCGGAAATCTTGCCACAGCCGGAGAAGGACAGGAATTCAGCATCCTTCCGCCATATATCAAGGTCCATATATGGGAAAGAAAATCGTAATATTAAAATAAAAAAATATGGAAAAGTATATTTATTTAGACAGGGAAAACGCAAAGAAAGGTATAGCCCTTGTTTTTGCAGCCAAAGATCATCCGGTAAAGGATTATCCGGCATATTTTGGGGGTGAGGCAATAGAGTTTGTCGGAGAAGATCTTCCACATTATATCACCTACGTACAAGACGGAGATAAGGAGTATGTACGTGAAGCCACACGAATAGAACTGTATGAAAGGGGAATAATATCCCTTCCCGCAAATGAAACTATTTCGGATGGTGCTATCGTAAAGAAAACACGTGAGCAGCTTGTAGCCGATGGTGTAATAACCTTGGAATCGGAACTGTCTAAAGCCCGGTTCGATCGAAAACGCCAATTAGAGGCGGTAGATTTGTACGATAAAGCAGTATTGCGCGGTGATGTTCAAGAAACAGAAATGCAAAAAAGTATCCGGGATACCTATCGAAATAATTGGCTTACTATCACTGACCGATATACGGATATTAGTGTTCCCATTGAAAGCATGTATCCACTGATGCCTGATTTCATTGCTTACTTCTATTCTTAAATTTATAAACAATAAACAGATAAAGCTATGATTCTACTAGTATTAATGTCGTTCATTCTCATTGCCGGTTACGTCTTTGCAATGATAAAGAAGATGAAAGAAATCCCTTATTCTATCAGTGATACCTACTATGCCCTGACGCATAAGTTCTGGTTCGGTTTATGTATGATCGGCTCCGGTGTATTGCTTCTTCCGGCAGCATTTGAAGCAAGCACGGAAAACAGCCGGTTTCTTGTATTCCTTTCGGTTGTCGGGATGATTGTATTGGGGGTATCTCCTAATTTTCGAACAGAACAAAAAGTTCCTCACTGTATCGGCGCTGCCATGTCTTTGATCTTCTCCCAGATATGGGTAGGTTGCAATTCTTGGTATTGGTTACTGTTATGGGTTGGATTCATTGCGTACATGGTTATCTCCATGAAGAAGCACTGGACAGGCAATTTCATCTCTGACTTCATAAAGAGAAAGCCTATGTTCTGGATTGAGGTAATTTCGTTGTTAACCGTTTATCTGACTTGTATCCTATGAAAGAAGCAATAGTACATACCACAACCGGAGGATTTGCCGCAATAGCCACTGCATTTGTTGCCGAATCATTGCAAAATATGATTCCATGGCTGATTGTCTCATGTGCTGTAATCCTCTGTGATCTCCTATTCGGAGTGAGGAAAAGTATGCTAATGGGCGAAAAGGTCAGATTCTCACGTGCGATCCGTGCCACTATGGGGAAGATGGTCACTTACTTCGCTTTCGTCTGCATGGTCTGCATGATTAGCGTAGCAAGTCACAATGAATATCCTATAGATGTGTATTCCTGTTTATTGGTATGCTTCATAGAGGGGTGTTCGATAGTCGGGAATATACTGAAGCCAAAGGGGATTAACATCAATCTTATCGGGGCTTTGGGCGTGTTTGGTAAGAAGGTGTTTAAGGTTGACAAGGAAGATGTGAAGGATATAATCGAAAAAGAGGAAATACATGAATCAAATAAATAAAATCAGCGCCTTAGCCAGCAAGCTTCTATCCAAGATCGGCATAGATGGCATGGCTCACATTATAGTGTGCCAGAACTTGGTAATGTGGCTATCGAAATATACGCCACTGTGGTTAGCAATCATTATAACCGTCGTAATCTTCGTTCTGAAGGAAGTATACGACAAGTACTGCAAGAAAACAGAGTTTTCAATTAAAGACATCATCTGTGATTGCGTAGGTCTGGCATTGGGAGTATTAACATTGATATTATAGGAGGAAATAAACATGAGTTTACCAAGAGGTTTGAGAAACAATAATCCGGGTAACATTCGGATCACAAAAGATAAATGGCAGGGATTGAGAGAAAAGCAGGAGGACAAATCGTTCTTCCAGTTTACGGAAATGAAATGGGGTTACCGTGCCCTTATCCGAACCTTGCAAAACTACCGTAAAAGACACGGCTGTAAGACGATTGCCGACTTCATCAAGCGGTGGGCACCGGAGAACGAGAACAATACAGCCGGATATATCAGCCGTGTATGTAGCGAAATGCAAGTCCCGAACACATACGTTCCGGACATCAACGACAAAGCAACCATGTGCGCTTTTGCTGCCGCCATCTCACGTGTTGAGAATGGAGTTCCGGCTGTTATGGCTGACATAGAAGCCGGATGGGATTTATTATAAACTTTAATCAATAGGAGGAACAATCATGGCAACAATAAATTTGGAGTTCAAAAAGAACAGTAGCGTATGGTATGCGGAATTTCAGGTAAATTCTGATTTCAATATTCATTTGGAACGCAACAACTACGGTCGGGTGAATATTCTTCAACGGACGACAAGTGAGGGGAATTTTGAACCCGTTGTTTTGCCTGGAAGTCTTGCGTACAATGCGGGGACAACCATAGACTGTGATTTTTCGGCATTAGTCTATCCAAAGACAATTCGTGTTGAAAGTGACAGCGAAGTATTAAGTGGAACAGTAACCGAATCCGGCAATGAAGCTTAACAGGGTGTCTTTAAATGTAGTGGGGCTTAACCGGATCGGATTAAACCGGATCGGTTCGCCCTCCCGTGGCTCTTCTTCCGGTTCCGACCGTTCTTACATCGACCCAGAAGTATTAGCCTCTCTTAAAGCTGTAGTTATAGTTGGCAATAAGACTAATAATGATTCTGATAGAGCTATAGTCAAGAACTTGGTGGACCCTGACAATCCGTTTGTGATTAGCAACGCAGCTTACACTGAAGGAAGTGGCTACGCAGATAAAGATAGTCCTTACTATGGTGCCTTCGTCACCGACGGAATCGACGACCTGATTACTTCCACCAAGACCGTACAGGAGATGCTGGGAGGTAGTAACGAGATTACGGTGGTGAGTATGGCTCATTTTATAAAAGGAGAATCAAATGCACCTGAAATATGTAGAATTAATCAAATAAGAAGAGACACGAGAAGCATTAGAAACTCAATTTCTAAAATAGGAAAGAGTGGTATATTTGGTTATACATACAAAAATGGAGTAACAACCATAAACAATATTTTAGGGGACAAGAATGATTGTACAGCAGAAGGTAATTTAGACGGTATCGTTGCTCCATTTTCCGTAGAAGGTTATTATTACAATAATAATTCAAATCCTTTAGAGCTATGTTCTATTGCTTGGTACTGGACAATCATCGCCAACAAGGTACTGATTACCGACCAAATCAACCAAGTAATCGCTTACTTCAACTTGGATAGAACTCTTAAACCTGATATACTGTGTAACACTATCAAACAGGGAATCACCAACGAGAATCACGCAGAGTTTGGCGACAAGCTGATTGACTTTTCAGGTAACGGTAGGGATATTCAGTTGAACAATCTAGCTTGGAAGGGGGATTCAGGTATTGGGAAGTATGAGGTTGATTTTCTCGATTCTAGTATATGGAACAGTAGTAATTCAACTATAACGAGTAGTAAGATAGATTGTAAAAATGCTATAAGTCATATTATGCTACTGTATTATAGCGTAGGGAGTAAAGAATATCCAGACATTCCTTCGTTTAAGGTTATTAAAACAGGAGCCGATATTGATTATAGCTATATTGATGAAACTGGGTCGCCTAAATCAGTTAAAATTGTAGATGGGGTGAATGTATTACCAGCTTCACATAACACTTTGTATAGTGGCTCTGGTCGATTTTGTGGTTTTGGTAATCCGGGTATGGGTAATAGTGTTACCATCACCCAAATCCCTTCCCACGCAGGTGCTCTCTGGCTTGACGGAGTAAATGACTTCGGTAAGGTGACAGGGATGCCGATTTACAAGGATTATACGGTAGTAACCGATAGAGAAATATTTGCTAATATTGGAGCTATATTGTCAAAGAATAATCCGGGGGCATTTGTGGAAACTGCCGGAAATAGTGTTTATAGTTTTGGTCAAGCTACTTCTGGTCTAAATTTTATTTCTACTAGAAGTATATCTTATTTATCTAAATACTCTTATTGCGGGCAATCTATAACAGCAGGTGCAGCAGAAGATGGAACTGATATGTGGTTAGGCACGATACGAGATAATGATAGCCGTTTCTTCAACGGAGCTATCTACTCTCTCATGTCCTTCCCATATAGTATGTCCGAGTTCTTGATAGAGCGCCAGTTGAAGAAGCATAAGCTGGGTACGCTGTATCCGGATATGGTGGAGTTTAGACCGATAGTGAAGAGTAATCTACCTTATTCTTCCATAACCTATTCTGTTAATCCCGGAGAATATATCTCTGTAGATAGCATGGTTACCATCACTGTAACGTTGCCAAATACCTCTGATAAGCTAATGGAGGTATCGTGCAATGCTATCAGTGATATATCCATATCCGGTGACAATGGCGTTTACGAGATTACGGGAAAGATAGTCAAATCCCCTCAAAAGATAAACCTTGTTATCTCCAGTTACTTGACAATGTTAAGCAACTCAACTTTAATTTCAAATGAAACATTAATTAAAAACGAATGATATTATGGAAAAGATATTTGATATAGCAAAAGACAGTGAACAATCGTGGGGCACTTTATCTACTGCGATTGATGGAAACTTTGATGATACAGCAAAGTTCCTATTAGCAGATAAGATTCCATGCGGAGATAATCTGATTACACAGTCAGCAGAATTATCCGAAGGATGGAGCTATGAAAATGGTATATATACCCATGCAAGCGGATACGATAATGCCCTTGCTTTTACACTTACTACTAGCAAAGGGAAAAAATATCTTGCCAAATTAACAAAAGGTATAGAAGGTTCTGAAAATTCCATTATGGTAGGTATCGGAGATAAGACACCGATAGATACGTATAATGGTGAACTGATAGCCTATATTGGAATGATTAGCGATGGTGGTTCTTTGAAGGTGTTCCCATCGGCTAAATATGCGTCAACTTTAGAAGTTGAGTTATATGAAGTGGTTGATAAGTCATCCGCCAGCCAACTCATATCTTACGGTCGGCAAAATGTATATATTAATATAGGGGATAATGATATATCAAGTTGGTGGGATGTTGCATTAGGCTATAAAACGCTTGGGAAATCTGAAAACTCAACGAGATGTATTGGCATAGGAACAATGTCACTTTCTGAACTTATTTCCGGCTCTCGTAATATTGCAATTGGTACCTATTCTACTGCATATATACCGAGTGGTAAGGATAATGTTGCGATAGGGGCTGATACTCTCTATCCATGTAGAAAAGAATGTAATAGTAATGTTGCAATTGGAAGATCAGCTCTTGGAGGGACAGAGCATCATGAAACTGTCGGTATCGGAACTGGGGTATTAGGTTTTTATACGGGTGCAGGTTCTTCTCAATGTGTTGTCATTGGACATAATGCGAGTCAAAATTTAGTAGATAGTGAAGTGAAAACAGAAGGGTGTACGGTTGTTGGTTATGAGGCAGGAGCTTATGGTAATCAAAAAAATACTTATATAGGTTATAAGGCAGGTAGGTACTGTAAGGGAAGTAACAATATTATGGTTGGTGCTGATAATGGAGGTAGTGTTAATCAATTAAATGATGTAATCCTTCTTGGCAATAATACTAAGGCGTCAAAAGACGGTCAGATGATTCTTGGTTCGACGGCACAGACAGAGGTTATATTACTTGGAAACAAGAAACTTATTTTCAATGAGGATGGGAGTGTTACTTGGGAGCAAGTATAATAGTCTGATAAGTAATTAAACAGTAAGCAATTATGAAATACATTACATTCCCCACAGAAAATTTGAACGAGATACCGCAGGAGGTACTCGATGAACTGCACTTGGTTCCGAGAAAGAGCGTTGACGGTACACAGGTGATTATGAAATTGGATCACTATGAAAAGTTGTTTCCAAGTATCATGACTCTGCCGTTACTGGACGAAGAGGAGACTCCGCAAGAGCCGGTTTACCCTTATCCGGTCTACGAGGGCGAAAAGCTGAATACTTTGCTGGCAAGTTCGGAGTGGTCTTCAAGTGATAGTATTCTATGAAAACCCTTCCTTGGATGCTAGTCTGCCTGTTGATTGGCGTGATCGTGTGGATGCAGTGTAATCCGCACGATCCGTCAATGGTGTACATTAAGGGAGATACTGTACGTATCCGAGACACAATAAGAGACACAATACCCAAACCGGTAAAGGAAGCTCTAAAACGTACCGATACGGTATATTTACCGATCCTGATAGATACTACCACCGATAGAACCGTAGAAGGCGATTCGATTCCGGTACTAATACCGATTACAAGTAAGGAGTATAAGACCGATGATTACCGGGCGGTAGTCAGTGGGTATAATCCCAACCTTGATTCTATGGAAATATACAGGGATAATAAAATTATTACTTTCCCGCCTTTACAGAAGAAGAAACGCTGGGGATTAGGTTTACAAGCAGGATATAGTTATCCGGGTGGTTGGTACGTAGGAGCTGGGGTTAGTTATAACTTATTTATATGGTAATACCGGCACTATCTTCACAGACCGTTTCCGGTATGAAAAGTTTAAGTTTCACTTATATAACAATTTCCTACGGAAAAAGGTTTTAAAGGAAAGGAGGATAAAATGATACATTAATTAATTCTAAGTACTAAGTTTATCCGGTAAAGTAGAAGGCCGGTAATCGTTAACAAATAACCTTCAAGAGTTATACTTTGTGTTTGTCCCTGGCTATGTAGTCGGGGATTTTTTTTATTATTTGTCGTATATAAAATAATCATATATATTTGTCCAAATAAAATTGATA